AGTGCTACCAGTGGCGAAAAACGCCACCAGTTACAAAAAGCGCCACCAGTGGCGAAAAGTGCCACGACACCAGTGGCGGAAAACGCCACCGCTACCAGTGGCGAAAAACGCCACCCTACAAAAACAAATAATAAAACAAATATAAATAACCCCCCTATAGTCCCCCCAGCTGAGCAAGTTGTATTGGATTATTTGAACATGGCATTGGCGAATCTCGCTGAAGAACAAGGCGAACGTAAACCAACAGGCTACAAGCTCACTGACAAAACAAAACAAGCGATTGGTGCTAGATTGGCTGAATTTGATTTGGGTGTGTGTAAACGTGTGGTGGATTATCTCGTGTCGAAATGGGGCCGTGATCCGAAAATGGTTGAGTATCTCCGACCAAGTACGATTTTCCGTCCAACAAACTTCGGTGAGTATGTTGTCGGCTCAGAACGTTGGGATAACAAGGGCAGACCAGAAATGCGAGACGGTGCATGGGTGATGGCTGATGGCACGATGTTAAAACCGAAAGGCAGTGCACCAAACCCGGCAAGCAAAAGCACCGATTGGGCAAAGGGCAGACAAATTCAAATTCGTAATCCGCAAGTAGCGGAAAAACTACGCAAAATGGGGATGTTGAAATGAACGTGGCAATCAGACAAGAAAATTGCGTTTCAGGGGTTGATTTAAATACTCATGTTTCAGAATTAGTGAATCAGTTATTCAATCGCTTGTGTGCTTACTGCAACCGTTGGCGCTATAACTACCCAACAGACGAAGCATTGGAAGAAGCGAAGTTTATTTGGATTGAAGAGTTAGTGAACCATGATGTTTTATCTGTGGATATGTTAGAGCGTGGATTAGCAAGAGTTCGTGCAGCAAGAAATGATTATTTCCCAAACCTGTTTGATTTCATCGAATGGTGCAAAATTCCGATGGATTTACCGTCAGAAGAAGAATTAGTACAGCGTTTAGCCAGTTTCCAACGTTACGGGATGGCTGATGTAGATAAATTTAAATTCAACTCTACCGTGGAATATTGGTTGATCACTGATTTGTATTGTCGTTGTCGTCGATACACTTGGTCAGTAGAGCAGTTGCGCAAAGAAATTAAACAAGCATTACGCAATATGGCTGATCGTTTAAAAAATGGTGAAGTATTACCGGAGCCAACAAAACAGTTACCATCGCAAGCGACATCAATGCCAGTTTCAAAAACACGTCAAGCAGAGATCATTGCAAGCATTAAAGGATCGTTGCGGGGGCATTAATGCAAGTATTGTTATTAACACCATATAAACAATCAGACCTTGGTTTAATGATGTTTAGAATTCCGCGCAATGCTGCACAAGTAATGACGAAGAGAATGGTGTTAATGCCAGAGCCTACTGAATTACAACATAAGGAATCTGGTGTAGTTAATTGGCAAGGAGCTATTAGTGAAGAATTTCCACCGTTGGTGGTGGATTTCTTAAAAAATAAGGAAGTGCGGTCAAAATTACTTACAAAAAAAGCGTTGATGAATTTTGTGGCCAGTATTAAGCATTGTCAGTTGAGTGATGGTGAATACTGCCATAAAGAATTAACAATTACTCCGCACTTAGACGGTTTTATTAGAACTTGTTGGCACCATGATACAGAAATGCGCAAGGGAAACTACGATGCAGAAAAAGCATCGTTGGTGGTGGAACAAAATATAGAGCAAGCAATCATTGCAAAAATCCAAGTGGATTTAAAGCATGCCCGCCCTTTAACGGAATCAGATTTAGTACTGTATTGTTTTAAGAATGGACTTCAACGTTTATTAAGTGATGTGTTATTAAGAAAGGTTTTTAGTGTTAAAAATTACGAACGAGACAATAAAGAAAGTTCTACTCGTTTTGAAGATCCTCTTATTTATCACATGGACCGTTTAGATAAAGCTATTTTAAATTTAAAAGCTGATGATGATCCTCCACTTCAATATATGGCAAGACCAAAGCCACAATATATCCGTTCTGAAAAATGGTTACGTTGGGTAAAAACTCAGCCTTGTGTATGTTGTGGTAAACAAGCAGATGATCCACATCATTTAATTGGCCATGGTAATGGTGTGATGGGAAGTAAAGCAGATGATTTGGATTGTATTCCGCTTTGCCGAATTCATCACAATGAATTACATCAAAATGTAAAAGCCTTTGAAGAAAAGTATGGTTCACAAATAGAGCTTTGGCATAAGTTCTTTTTATACTCCATCAAGATTGGTGCATTAGTGATTGATTAATAGTTTAACAATCAAAAGTGCGGTCTTTTTTAAAGTGAGATTTCTATGACAACGATAACACTTGAACTACCATTCCCACCTTCGGTTAATACTTACTGGCGCAGAGTAAATGGGAAAACATTAATTAGCGCAAAAGGACGTGCTTATGCTGCACAGGTTGCGTGGATGACTAGACGCTCAGCAAGATTTCCAGCGGGTATTCGTGCTGCAGTGGTGGTGGAAGCATTTATGCCGGATAGAAGAATGCGTGATTTGGATAATCTTTTTAAATCATTATTAGATGCGTTAGTGAAAGCTGGCGTGTTGGTGGACGATAGTGTTATTGATGATTTGCGAATTGTACGCAAATGTGTAGTCAAGGGTGGAAAGGTTTTAGTGTCGATTAGTGAGGTGGTAAATGACTTATAGCGTTGAGCGAATTTTAGAAAAATGGGGTAGTTGTTGGGGGCGTGACAGAATTGGCACAGAATATCCAAGCACAACAATCTCAATCCCAGTGCTACCGACAGCAAGAAAGGCCTACATTAAGTTTTTAACCGATGATGAGTGTTTAAAAGTAGAGACTCAAATAATTAACCTACACGATGACAACTTATTGCAATATCAAATAGTAATGGGCTTATACGTACAACAAGCAAGCGAGAGAGAGATTTGCAATGCTCTTAACATCTCACCAGCTAAAATGTACAGAGAACGTGCGCAAGGTATTAGATTTTTAAAAGGCGCTTTTGTCGCTGCTAAAATAAAATTTATGTTTTTAGGATAATAAAAATGGCGCAATCAAAGCGCCATTTTTATTTATGCTAGTTTTTTAATAATCTCTTCAATTTTTAACTGTCTCGCTTTTAATAGCGAGATAATATCAAACCAGACACCAGTAGGGATTTTACGCTCACCAGAAATCCAAGCGCGCATACGTCTTGGGCTAGATAAATTAAGATCTCTAGATAAAGCAGTTTGCCATTGATCGCCATATAGAGCATTGCCTACTACAGCTAACTCGTTAGCACCATAGTTTGCTACATTATCTGTTATCTTGGCGTAATGATAGTAACCTAACCAAAAAGCACCTTGAGCGTCAAACTCCATTTTGTCTTTAGGGTCGGTTAAATCGCTCGGGATTTTATCCATTAGGCGCATAACCTCATCTTGGTTACCTGTATTGATAATATCTCCGCGCTGACTCATTAAGCCAATCCCTTTAGCCGGGAATCTGATAATGGTATTTTGTACATTGACTGGCACATCAACCCCATAAACGCAGCGGACAAGCTGACCTACAGTATACATGATTTCTTTGTAATTCATTTTTTGAGTCTCCAATAGAGTAAGATTAACCCCACTTAATTTAGTGGGGTATTGATTTATTAAGCGATGATTAATTGTTCTTGTTCGGTTATAGTTAAGCTATTGATTAGCGCTTTACGTCTTTTTTCGATTTGGTTAGCTCGTTTTACAATTAAACTTGCTATACGTTGCATCTTGTCAGCAACTTCTGGTTTTTGGTCGCAGGCTTGTTGGTATGCTATCGCAACTGCAAAAAATCCGTTTTTATCATCAACCACAATATTTAATTGTTGGTTTAAGTTATCATACGCATCTTGCAATTTAGTTGTAATCCAATCTGCTGATGGGGTTAGGTGGTTTAGTTGTTGGTTTAAGTTTTTCATAATCGCCTCCTTTAGGCTTATTAGTTAGCGGCTCCATAGCCATCTCTTGTTTAGATGAGCCTATTATAAGGCTCAAGAATGGTTATGTCAATATCTTTTTTAAAAAAAATTAAAAATTTTTTAATTTATTTTTTGAATTATTTTGTTGACAGCTTGCAAGTAAAATTGTAGTATATAGTATAAGTTGCGGTTTTAGCGCATAGCAAACGCAATAAGTAAATTTTATAGCCCTGATCGGAAACGGTCGGGGTTTTTTATTATCCAAACACCAAGCTCACACAATAAACGTGAGCTTTTTTATTGCCCCGCAAACAAACAGCGAGGTGGAGTATGAGAATGTTAAAAGACGCAGGGAATCAAAGTATTTTTTGGTCTGGCTTTGGCGCATTCTGGGCGATGTATTCATTCCAAGAATGGCTGGCTATTTTTGGTTTAATCATCGGTTTAATCAGTGGTCTCGTTAATATGTACGCCAAATGCCAAGAGGGCAAAGCAAGAGAAAACGAAGAGCGCAGAGCAGAAGAAATACACAAGGCAAGGATGAAACGATTAGAGCGGGGGCTTGATGATGGTGTTGGGGAAGACTAGAAAGGCACTAGGCGCTTGCTCTGTTGTTGCAGTTATTGGGATTATGTACTCTCAATTTGGCAGCGAATTAAGATTAAGCCCAGCTGGAGCGGAAATAATCGGTAACGCAGAGGGTTGTATGGCAACTCCATATAAATGCCCCGCTGATGTGTTAACTGTTGGTATTGGCTCAACAGAATACTCAGGACAAAAGATAGAGCCTGGCAAGAAATACACAAATGAAGAAATCGCATACCGATGGAAAAACGATATTAAACTTGCCGAATCGTGCGTTGATAGATACGCCAATGGCAGAACATTACCACAATCTGTGTTTGATGCTATGGTATCTGTTACGTTTAATAACGGATGCGGTAATCTCAAAAACTCAACAATGTTTCGTTTAATGCGGAGTGGTAAGTATATTGACGGATGCAATCAGCTTTCTCGTTGGGTTTATGCTGACGGGCGAAAGTTACAAGGCTTAATTAAACGCAGAGAAAAGGAAAGAGCGTTATGTTTAGCAGATTTAAAATCTACGCAATAGCAATCATCGCATTAACCATTTTGGGCTTGTGCGGTTGGATTTGGCACCAATCAAAGAATATAGATGAGTTAAGAGCCGAAAACCAAGTGCAAGCCCAAACCATTAAAAGCCAAGAGCAAGTCAATCAATCGCTAAAAGATACGATTGAGGCAGAGCGCCAAGCGGTGGAACAGCAGAGAGTTATTAACGATGAGATTAAACAAACAACACAAGACAAAGTGCAAGTTGTCAGAAAGATTATTAAATCACAGCCTTGTTATAACACTCGCATCTATGACGATGCTATTGAGCGGTTGCACTAACAAAGTAACAACAAAGACGGAGTATATCTATCCGCCTCAAGCTTTCTTGACGCCTTGTGTAAAAACTCCATTTACCGGCAGTACATACGGTGAGGCGGTAGAACACTTAATCATAGTGCAAGGTGAGCGTGATATGTGTGCTAGCCAAATTACAAACATTAATAAGTGGATTAATCAAACTAAGGCCGCCAAATAAAGTGCGGTCTTTTTTTATTTAAAAGGCTTGATTTTAAAGATTAAAAGGTACTCCTGAGGGGATACCCCTTTCCACGGGGTTTCGGGCGCGCGGTTTTCGACAGTTTTTTGACATCTTAGGCATCATCATCTTTTTCCTTTTTTGGGCATTTTAACGGTCTCGGCTATGGATAATTTATACGACTTAAAACTCAATATAAATCAGATCGCCGAACTGGTCGGAATGCATCGGCAAACCGTGTCACAAAGGCTTGCAGGACTAACGCCAGCTATTGGCAGTAATTCCAAATTAAAGCTCTATGCACTATCTGATTTAATCAAAATCGGGCTTGCCGAAAAAATGACGGCAGATGTTGATAGCTTGTCACCTGTTGAGAGACGGGCATTTTGGCAGGCGGAAAATGAAAGACTTAAATATGAGCGAGACACAGGGGAATTAGTACTGGCGTTTGAAGTTGCTCAAGAGATGAGCTTTTTAGCAAAATCAGTAGTGCAGCCACTTGATACATTGCCAGATATTTTAGAGCGTGATTGTGGATTAAATCCATCGCAATTAATCCGTGTAATGCAGGTAATTGATGATATTAAATTGCAAATGTCATCGCGCATACAGGCTGGCGATAATAAATCAGAGGAGTAGCCATGTTTGCATCAGCTAAAGATATTAGGCGAGATATTGCAAATCTACTTAAACCGCCTCGCCGAATGAAAGTATCGGAAGCCGTAGCGGAATATATGCGTGTGCCAGTTGGTGGGGGGAACTCTGTTAAATGGGATAAAGATACTGCTGCATATATGTTAGATCCGATGGACTGCCTAAACTCTCGTGAGTATGACGCAGTAATTTTTGTTGGGCCAGCTCGTACAGGTAAAACAATCGGATTGATTGATGGCTGGATTACTTATGCGATTATTTGCGATCCGTCTGATTTCCTCTTGGTGCAACTTACACAAGAGAAAGCCAGTGAGCATAGTCGTAAACGTTTAGACCGCACTTTTAGATGCTCGCCTGAGATTGCAAAAAGATTAAGCCCGCGTAAAAACGATAACAATGTCCACGATAAATATTTTAGGGCAGGTAATTTATTAAAGATTGGTTGGCCGTCAATCAACGTATTGTCATCATCAGATTACAAATACGTTGCGTTAACAGATTACGACCGATGGCCCGATGATGTGGACGGCGAGGGGGATGGATTTAGTTTAGCATCCAAACGGACGACTACATTTATGAGTGCCGGTATGACACTTGTAGAGAGTTCGCCAGGCAAGGATATTGTTGATATAAAACATCATCCAAAAACTACTCACGAGGCACCGCCAACAACTGGAATTTTATCTTTATATAATCGCGGCGATAGACGCAGATTTTATTGGCAATGTCCACATTGCAAAGAATGGTTTGAGCCATCAATGGCAAATATGGTGGGGTATCGAGATGATACCGACTATGTTAAGGCAAGCGAAAACGCTCGTTTACAATGCCCGCATTGTCAATCTCTCGTAGATCCTGACAAGAAACGCGCATTAAACATTGGCGGCAAGTGGTTAAAAGAGGGCCAAACGATAGATAAAGACGGTGTAATCCATGGCGAGGGAAGAAACTCTCGTATTGCATCATTTTGGCTGGAAGGCCCTGCAGCCGCTTACCAAACATGGGCTCAATTAACTTATAAATTGCTCACTGCCGAACATGAATTTGAAATGACAGGCAGTGAAGAAACGCTAAAGGCAGTAACAAATACAGACTGGGGATTGCCTTATTTACCACGCTCCGCACTTGAGCAACGCCGAAGTGATGAGTTGATGGAGCGGCGAGAAGATACAGAAAAAAGAACGGTACCTTATGGGTGCCGTTTTTTATTGGCTGCGGTTGACGTACAGGGTGGGCGGAATCGCCGTTTTGTCGTCCAAATTGTGGGCTATGGTGAAAACAGCGAACGGTGGCTCATTGATAGATACAACATTAAATCATCAATGCGGAGCAATTCAGAGGGGGAAAGCCTACCAATTGATCCGTCCGCCTACCCTGAGGACTGGGATTTACTCATTAGTGATGTGCTTAATAAGCAATATCGCATTGAGGGGTTAGACGGTGGGTTTATGCCAATCCTTGCAATGGCTGTGGATAGCGGCGGTGAGGACGGTGTAACAGATAACGCCTATAAGTTTTGGCGTAGATGTAAGCGTGATGGCATATCAAAACGAGTGTATCTCGTTAAAGGTGATAGTACCAAACGACAGAAACTGATTTCTCGCACCTATCCTGATAATACCTCACGGTCAGATCGTCATGCTAAAGCACGCGGTGATGTACCGTTGTATTTACTCCAAACAGATCAATTCAAAGATCGCATTAGTAATGCACTGAGTCGAGAGACTGTTGGTGCCAATTACATTCACTTCCCATCATGGTTAGGCGAATGGTTTTTTGATGAGCTGACTTATGAGGAGCGCGGACAAGACGGCAAATGGCGTAAACCAGGTAAGGGCAACAATGAGGCGTTTGACTTATTTTGCTATACCCATGCGATCGCTATTTTGCGTGGTTATGAACGTATTAAGTGGGGCGATGAGGACAATGTCCCATACTGGGCAAAACTACCTGGATTAAATCCTGATGTAATCCGAAAAGAGATAACTGCACCGGAAGAAGAAACAGAAAGTGCGGTAGAAATTGAACAAGTAAAACCGCAACCGAAACCCAAAACAAAAAGTAATTGGTTAAACGGTGGCGTAAGCAAGAAAAAAGGTGGGTGGCTGTGATTTACGATAAAGAAGAGCTTGAAGAAAAAATCCGAACGCTTGATGAAAAAATCGAAAACGCCCAAAGCCAAGTTAGCTTTAATGGGCGATCGGTATCTTACCAAGTGTCCGAATGGACAAAACAACGTGACCGCTATCAACAAATGCTTAATGAGTTATTAGCGGAAACAAGACAGCGCGTTAAACGCCACAGAATCAAATATGCGAGATTTTAAATAATGGGAATATTAGATAAAGCGATTGCCGCGATCTCGCCTAAATGGGGCGCACAACGAGCAAAAAGCCGTTATGTGATGAACGCATACGAGGCGGCAATGCCAAGCCGTACACATAAAGCGAAACGCGAAAGCCAAGGCGCTAACGTATCGACCAAACAAAGTGCGGTTAGTTTGCGAGAGCAAGCGCGGGCATTAGACCAAAATCACGATATTGTGATCGGCATCTTGGATAAGATGGAGGAGCGGGTTATTGGCTCAAGGGGTATCCATATTGAACCACAGCCGCTAAATTTAAATGGCGATGTTGACGAGGTGCTGGCAGAGCAAATCCGAAAAAAATGGGCGGAATGGTCTGTTAGACCTGAGGTTACTGGACAATTTACTCGGCCAGAATTAGAGCGAATGCTTTTGCGCACTTGGTTACGAGATGGTGAGGTATTTATCCAACTTGTGCGCGGATCTGTGGTGGGACTTAATCATAGTACTGACATTACATTTAGCCTTGAGGCATTGGAGCCTGATTTTGTGCCTATGTGGCAATCTGATACAGCTAATGTAATCCAAGGTATAGAGATTAATGCCTGGCGTCGTCCTGTGTCTTATCGGGTTTACATGGATAACCCGCAAGAAAATAACCGCACTTATGGGCGAGTTAAAATGGTGCCCGCGGAAAATATGCTGCACCTTGCGTTTAAAAAACGCCTACACCAATTACGTGGTGTGTCGATGTTGCACGGTGTTATTGTCCGCCTATCAGATCTTAAAGATTACGAAGAGAGCGAGCGTGTGGCCGCACGAATTGCCGCCGCCTTTACGATGTATATCCGAAAAGGTGATGCTGCGATCTATGGGGACAACGAGGATTACAGCACAGATAGCCCAGAGCGTGACTTTGAGATAGCGCCTGGTGCAATTATTGATGATTTAAAGCCAGGTGAAGATATTGGTCTAATCAACTCTAATCGACCAAATGTCAATCTCGAACCCTTTAGGAATGGACAATTAAGAGCAACCGCAGCGGGTACTCGCTCCAGTTACTCAAGCATTGCCCGTGACTATAACGGTACTTACTCAAGCCGGCGGCAAGAGTTGGTGGAGAGCTTTGAGGGTTACTCCGTTTTACAAGATACCTTTGTTGCGCATATCTCCCGTCCAATCTACCGCGAATGGCTAAAAATGGCGATTGTCAGCGGTGAAATTAAGGTGCCAGTCGATATTGATCCAGCATCACTTTATAACGCTGTTTATAGCGGACCTGTGATGCCATGGATTGATCCGACAAAAGAGGCGCAAGCGTGGAAAGAGCGGATCAAAGGTGGATTGGCAACGGAAAGCCAAGCAGTACGCGCAAGCGGTAGCAATCCGGCAGAAGTTAAACGCAGACGTAAAGTTGAGGTGGACGAAAACCGAGAATTAGGGCTGAAGTTTGACACGGATTTAACTAACACAGGTACGACAAATGAAAAAACAAAAGATGATTCTGTCGCCAATGGCAATGGCAGCGAACGTGACAAAGACGAATAACCAGTCTTGGTACTCAATCAAAGCCAAAGCCAACGATACGGCAGAGATCTCGATTTACGATGAGATCGGATTTTTGGGTGTGTCTGCTGCGAGCTTTGCGCAGGACTTAAAAGACTGCGGCAATAACTTAAAACAGATTAACTTACATATCCATTCCCCAGGCGGTGATGTTTTTGACGGAATCGCTATTTACAACTTGCTAAAAAATCATCCAGCCAATGTAACAGTTTACATTGACGGTTTGGCGGCAAGTATGGCGAGCGTTATTGCAATGGCAGGAAATGAAGTAATCATGCCAGAAAATGCAATGATGATGATCCACAAGCCTTGGGGTATCCAAGGTGGCGATGCTGAGGATATGCGCAAGTATGCCGACTTATTAGACAAAGTCGAAAATACGCTAATCCCAGCTTACGCAAACAAAACCGGGAAAACACCGGAAGAATTAGCAGAAATGCTATCGGCGGAAACTTGGCTCAACGGTAAAGAATGCGTTGAACAAGGCTTTGCCGACAAACTAGCCGAACCACTTGTGGCGATGGCGTCTATTAAATCACGAAAATTAGAGGACTTTGAAAAAATGCCTAACGAAATTAAAAATATGTTGTTTAAGCCACAAGGCAACGCTGGCGCATCTGCACAACAAGCAACACAAACTGAACAATCAGCGCCAGTAAATCAAACTCAAACTATGACAGTAGATAATACTGCACAAGTGCAAGCTGAATTAAATAAACGCAATGCGGATATTAAAGCGGTATTCGCACCGTTTGGCTCAGCTCACGACTCTTTGTTGGTTGAGTGCTTGGGTGATTTATCAATTACCGCAGAGCAAGCCAAAGACAAATTATTAGCAAAACTTGGTGCAAATACAACGCCAAGCGCAGCAGTAACACCTTATGCCGATAACGGTAACATCGTTGGTGATAGCGTAAAACAATCCTTATTGGCTCGTGCAGGCATCGACAAAGATAAAGTAAATGCCAAAGACAATGCTTACAACTCAATGACCTTGCGTGAACTTGCTCGTGCATCATTGGTTGACCGCGGTATTAGTGTATCGGGTCAAAATGCAATGAGCATGGTTGGTTTGGCATTTACCCACTCAAGCTCTGACTTTGGTCAAATCTTAATTGATGTGGCGCACAAATCCTTGCTTAAAGGTTGGGAAACCGCAGCGGAAAACTTTGATCAGTTTACCTCTCGCGGCACATTAACCGACTTCCGCGCGGCTAAACGTGTTGGCTTGGGTGATTTTGGCTACTTACCGCAAGTCGGTGAGGGTGAGGAATACACCTACGGCACAATCGGCGATGAAGGCGCTAGCGTTGCATTAGCGACTTATGGGCAATTATTTAGCATTACTCGTCAAGCAATCATCAATGACGATATGCACTTACTCACAAAAATCCCCGAAAAAATGGGGCAAGCGGCACGTGCAACCATCGCTAAATTAGTGTTTGCGTTATTAACTGGTAACGCTAAAGCACAAGACGGCAAAGCATTATTTGATGCATCTCACAAAAATACAATCACTAATGCAGTGTTAGACCTTGCCAACATCGACAAGGGTATCCAGTTAATGAATGGCTTTGTTAATGCGCGCGGTGAGCCGTTAGCGATTGAGCCTGAATTTATGCTGTTACCTACATCAATGTACACACGCGGCTTACAGTTAATCAAATCCGCAAGTGTTGAGGGTGCAGACGCTAACTCTGGTATTATCAATCCATTACGCGACATTGTAACTCCAGTCAAATCCGCTCGCTTACAGGCAGCAGATGAAAAATCTTGGTACTTAATCAACAAAGAGGCTATTGAGGTATCCTATCTTGACGGCATCGACACTCCATACATGGAGCAACAACAAGGCTTTACCGTTGATGGTGTATCTACCAAGGTGCGCATTGATGCAGGTGTTAACGTGATTGACTACCGAGGCATTGTAAAAGTTACCAATAAGTAACTTAAAACACCCTAAATAACGACCGCACTTTTAAACAAGGTGCGGTTTTTTATTAAATGAATCAAAGGATTAATAAAATATGTCTAAAAATTACGTACAAGACGGAAGCACCGTGCGCTTTACCGCTGCCGCTAATGTAAAAAGTGGCGATGTGGTGATTTTGGAAAATCTTGCTGCAATCGCTGTATCTGATGTTGCTCAAGGTGGCGTTGGTGTTGGCTTAACTACTGGCGTTTTCACGGTTAAAGCAAAAGCGGCCGATGATATCAAACAAGGTGCGATTGTTTACTGGTCGGCAACCGAAGGTGCAACGATTACTGCTGGTAGCAACAAACGCTTAGGCGTTGCATGGCGTGCAAGCGGTGCATCTGTGGACACTGTAGATGTCAAGATCAACGCTTAGTCCATTTGATGACGCACTTGCACAGGCGGACAAAGTCATATCAGATGTGATGATGTCCGTCTATGTCATCAATGGTAAAAAATACAAAGCGGTGCTTGATGAGACGCCGAAGGTGATGGGTGGAAATTATAGCGATGATTACTTAATTAATGGTACGACTCGAACGCTAACACTTTTCAGGGCGTCCGGCTATAAGCCTAAACTTGGCGATGTTATCACAACAACAACCACGGAATATGTTGTGCGTGGTTTTAGTTTTGAAGATGGCAAGATCGTGTTGCAGTTGGAGTAATGATGAAATCAAGCGTTGATGGGATTGAGCAATTAAGCGCAAATTTTGGCAAAGCCAAGCGGGACACGCCAAAAGCTGCGGTTAGCGCAATAAATACTGTTGCAAGACGAGCAATGCAAAACGGGACAAGGAAAGTAGCAAAAGAGCTTAGCATACAGCAAAAAATTGTACGTAAGCGCGCAAGATTGCGACGCCGAGCGACTAGCGAACGCCCGGAAGCTGAAATCTTAGTTGATCGCCGGAAACTTCCGTTAATTAACCTGCTGAAAGCCGGAGGGGATAAATTATACGAAGGTAACGGCGCAATCCTTGTCGGTCCTTATGGTGTAGAGCGCGGATTTAAGCAAAAACTTAAAAACGGGCGAACACACATCATGCAGCGTAAAGGTCAGGCACGTTATCCGATTGATGTTGTAAAAATCCCACTCGCTGCTCCACTTACAAACGCGTTTAGAGCCGAGCTTAAAGACTATGGCAGTCAAATTAAGGTCGAGATAGCTAAAAAGCTCACAAGCGCTTTTAAAAAATAGGCTATTACTATGCTAATACACAAAAAAATCAGACAAAAACTAACCTCACTTTTGAAAGAGTCACAAATTGGCGTGAATGAGGTTTACTCAGGCAGGCCGTTATTTATTGACATCGATCAAGAGCAGTCGGCAGTTGCTGTTTTTATTGATGCAATCCAAGCGGAGCCGGTTGATTTGTGTCATTACGAGTATATAGCCGATCTCAACATTGCAACTTACTTAAAAACGGCTATTGGCGAAGATGCGCTGGACGAAATCGCCGAAAAAATCAAAAAAAGGTTGGAAAGTGCGGTAGACAACGGAGATTTACCGGAAGAGATTACCGAAATCACGTTAAGCGGTTATGAGTATGAACAAGATACGACTAACCGCACTTGGTTTGTATCCAACCTTAAATATCAAATTAAATACGAGGACTAAATATGCCAACACAAACAACCTCTTTTCAGGGGACTAAATTTTATTTGGGCGTGGGCTTAAATGAGGGCAAAGCAGTTACCGCAGCAACCGTAAAACCGAATGCAACAATTACTGCAACCGGCCATGGTGCAAAAACTGGTGACTTTGTGAAGATTACTGGTCTCGGTGCATTAGATGGTTTCTATCCTGTTAAATCTATTGCAACAGATAAAATCACTCTCGCCGATGAGGTCGATTGGAGCGGTCAAGATGCACCAACGGATTTTTCATCAGCAAAAGTGGCGGTCGTCAAATGGTCATCTAATTTCTGCGCTATTAAGCAAATTGAGGGTGATGGAGACACTCTTGGAGAGGAGGATATTACAACAATGTGCTCCGAGGGGACAGAGACTGAGGCTGGAGAAATTGAGTATGGTTCAATCAAACTGACTTTCTTCTACGCTCCGGCAACACCAATGCAACAAGATTTGCGTAAGAAATTCTACGCCAAAGAAACTTTCCCTTGGATGATGGTGATGAAAAATAATCAAGGCTCGCTTTACGGTACCGGGTTTATTCAAACTTCACCAAATTTCAGCGGTGAGGTTAAAGGTAAATTTGATTCCGGTGTAACCATTAAAAAAGCGAAACGCGATTACTTATTACCTGTAAACGCTTAATCCATACGACCGCACTTTAAAAGTGCGGTCTTTTTCCATCAATCTAAAGGATTTTAAAAATGAGCTTGCGTGAAGAATTATTAAAAAACAAACCTAAAGTACACCCATTTAACTACAACGGCGTAACATATTTTTTCCGAGAATTTAATGTTGGCGAAATGAATCAAGCATTATATGGCCAACACAATGAGTTGTTGAAACTTGCTGAAAAGCAAGGGATTGAGCTCAACTATGACGACGAAGAAGAACTAACAAAACAGCTCACCAAGGTACATGACCCTGATCGATTATCCCGTGTGCTGGCTATTCGTTTGTGTGATGCGGATGGAAAAAACTTATTTGACCCTAACAACCAAGACGACTTAGCGGCTTTACGCTCCCTGGATAAAGGATTGTATGAGGCGTTAAATATCGCGGTGATGGATTTACTCCCAAAAAACTTAGCGACCGACGAAAGCTCCAAATAAACTTATCGCTTTCGTTGGGGAAAACGCTGGAAGAAATAGAGCAAATGCCGGAAAGCCACTTTAGGGAATATCAGTTATTTTACCAAGAGCAGCCATTCGGCATTTGGCGCGAAGATTACAGGACTGCCCAAATATCGCACTTGCTCGCAATGATAAACCGAGATCCAAAAGGGAAAGAGCCTGAATTGTCAGATTTTATGCCGTTTTTTAGAGATCAAACGAATAAAAATGACGATGACGACGGTTCGGCGGCTTATTTAGCAAATCGATAACCGACTAGAAATAGTCGGTTTTTTATTACCTGTAAGATAGCGATGTACACGCGACAAGCGGTGTTTCCTTTCTCCACTCACTGCTTCTTACAGGCTCTCTTTGGTGGAGAAACTGGGGAAATTATGAAATCCATTCAAGCAAAATTTTTAGGCTTAGATATTACCGTTATCAACCACGAAGATAAGCCTTACGTACCGATGAAACAAATAGCTGAAAATATCGGTTTAGTCTGGCACGCACAATTTGAACGTTTACAGCGTAATGAGATTGTAACCAACCACTAAATATGAGAAACATAAAAACAAATAGGGATTGGGCGGGAATTTTCGGGAATAAGCGGGATGAATATAGATAAAACGGGGCTTGGCGGCGTGCCAGCCCCTTTTTTATTAGCTAAAAAATAGAAATAATGAAATGAGAAAATTTTTCTAAATATTGGCGGTTTAACCGCTAAAAATGGGAAACATTAAACGCGGTTTAAATGGCTTTAAATTTAGGTTTAAATCTTTAAATTAAGTCGTGGCCGATGAAAACAACCTGACCCAACACTTCAAAGTTTAAATTATCTTCAAACATCAACTCTATCGGGGCGTAGATTTCTTTGTTATCGCTAATCAAGCGAATACCGCCAGGAATACCCTGGACGCGCTTAACCCAAAGCTGATCACCCGAACGAATAACATATATTTGCCCATCACGCGGCGTGGTTACGGCACGGTTGATTAATAACATATCGCCGTGGTGGATTGTTGGGGTCATGCTATCGCCGGAGGTTAGAATAAATGCCAGCTTATTCTTTTGAAGGCCGCGTTGTTGCAACCAGTGCGCGCTTAACCCCACAAAATCATCCGGTTCATACACGTCATCATTAAACGCACCAAAGCCCGCAGAAGCGAACGTGTTATAAAATGGCACGCTAACAAGCTCAGTGGCCTTATTTATTGCCTCTTTAACATAGCGCCCTAGAGTTTCTGTAATATTCGGGACGATCATTCGCGTTTCAGTGGGATAAAAGCCTAAGTCCTTTTGTACTGTTGGAGGAAGCGATGATACATGGTATTCAAGCGCCCCGCCTTGCACGCCGTCCCTTTCTCTTTTTTCCCAATTTTGCGTTCTTGCGCGTTTATTTACCCCTTGGGGTGAATTTGGCATACCGTCAAAGTCTTTTAGTTCATTTGCTGAGAACCACTCTTTAGGCATTGAAAAGCCAAGTTGTTTTTGTATTTCAATGGGAAAGGATGAGTAGTGGTACTCAAATGTTTTTCCTTTTACGCCTTCTCTTTGACGTTTAACCCAATTTTCGCGGTCGGCTTTTTTGACTATTCCTTTGTCCGAGGCCGGAAGCCCTATTAAGTTTTCATCCATCAATTCCCTTATTGAAAACCACTCTTTCAAGTTCTTCATAAGAATTTCAGTAAGGAACTCAGTTCGTTTCTAAAGGTAAGCATTTAACTATTTGATTTTTAAAGCACTATAAAAAATAGTTAAAATTCTTGAAACGAACTATTGAGTTCCTTACAAAATAGTTGTATAGTTCCTTTCAAGTTACTCACTTACATAAATCATCGTAATAAGGATAGCACATAATGAAAAAGAGTAAAAAAAATATGCATCGCGCCGACATTATTGCAGCGATTCGTAAACAAGGAACAACGCTGACACAGTTATCAGTGGACGCCGGGTTACACCCAAGAACACTAGCAAATGCATTAGACCGTAAATACCCGAAAGGGGAAAAGATCATCTCTGATTGTATCAACGTTCCAGTGCAAGAAATATGGCCTGAACGTTACTTATAAAAAGGAGCTGGTTATGGAAAAGTGGCTAACAGTTCAAGAGCTTTTAGGGCTTGAAACTCTACCAAAATCAGATCGTGGCATAACCAAAAAAGCCGACCGCGAGAATTGGGTTAAACGTCAAAGAGATGGCGTGAAAGGGAAAACATTTGAGTATAAATTCAGTTCCTTACCTGAAGATACCCAAGCCGAGATCTTATTAAAGCAAAACGCGACTCCTGTTATGGCAGAAGCGCCGAAAGCTAAAAAAGAACTCAACTACCTACCGGAAGTTATTTGGAAGCCTTATGAAAAAGCGACCGATAAACAAAAGGAAGAAGCAAAAGCGAAACTCGCCCCACTGCACAAGCTAGACGATTTAGTGAAAAACAACGTGGCATTAATGATGGCGCTTGATGCGGTTTCTACTGAGTATGAAATCGCGAAAGGCTCGCTCAAACGTTGGTATTACAAAGTGCGGTCTTTTGAACGCCCGGATTGGCTTCCTTTGTTATTGGATAAACACAGCAACAAAAAAGCTGGCAAAGAAGCAGACTTCACAGAAGAAGCCTGGGAGGCATTTAAAGCCGACTATTTTAGACCGGAATGCCCGCAATTTGGCAGCTGTTACGAGCGTTTAAAACGCGCTGCACGAGAAAACGGCTGGTCAATTCCATCAGCGAGCAGTATTAAGCGCAAAATCGCGCGAGAAGTGCCGAAATTGGTGCAAGTGCAATTACGCGAAGGTGACCATGCAGTCATGCAATATTACCCATCAATGCGCCGCACAGTGGCTGAAATTGAAGCCCTTGAGTGGATTAACGGCGACGGTTATCAACACAACGTATTTGTGCGTTGGCATAACGGCGAAATTGTCCGCCCTAAAACCTGGATTTGGCAAGACATTCGCACCCGCAAAATTCTCGCCTACCGCGTAGATTTAAGCGAAAACAGCGACACCATCCGATTAAGTTTGATGGATCTGATTTGGAAATACGGCATCCCGAAAAAATGCACCATTGATAACACCCGCGCAGCGGCAAACAAATGGATGACCGGGGGCGTTAAGAACCGCTACCGCTTCAAAGTAAAAGAAGATGATGTGACCGGGATTATCCCGATGCTTGGCATCGAATTGTTGTGGACATCGGTGCAATTTGGCAAAGGCCACGGGCAAGCAAAACCAATCGAACGTGCGTTTTCACACGGTGGTTTAGGCGAGTTAGTTGATAAACACCCAAGCCTAGCGGGCTTTTACGCCGGGGAAAATGTTTACAGCAAGCCTGACAACTATAACGGCGGGAAAGACGGCGTAGATTACGACACATTTATTTTAGCCATAGAAGATGGCATCCGCACTTTCAATGAACGCGAAGGCAGACAAACCGAAATATGCCAAGGCATTTACAGTTTCAGCCAAGTGTTTGAGCGCGATTACGCCAAGGCGCAAATTCGCAAGGCAAGCGCAGAACAAATGCGGTTTTTAATGCTGATGAGCGAAGCCGTTACATTGAGAAAAGACGGCACATTTGAGTTAGAAGCTGGTGGCAAGGTCAATAATCGCAAAAACCGCTATTTAGCGAGCGAGCTAATTGCCACAGCGCACCGCAAGGTGGTGGTGAAATTCGACCCGCAAGACTTGCACAACAAAGTGTGGGTTTACGGTTTGGATGGCGTGTTCTTAGCCGAAGCGAAATGTACAGATGCGGTGGCGTTTGGTGATAAAGCGAAAGGCCGCGAACACGATAAAGCACGCAAACAAATGGTGAAAGCGGTGAAAGCCCAAGCGAAAGCCACACTCACTATGAATGCACAAGAAGCAGCGCGTTATCAGCCTCAATTCGAGGAAGAAGAACCGCTAGAACCGAAAATCATCGAGCTATTCCGACAAGAAGGTAACGCAGTACGCAAACACGAAGCGGTATTAGATGACGATGAAGAAACCAACGATTTTGAACAAGGCTGGCGTAAAGGATTAGCCATGATTAAAGAAGAAAAAGGGCTTTAAGCCGCATTTAAGGAGCGTTAAACATGACTTTAATTGAACAAATCAAGCAACTTTTAGACAACCAAGTCCACACGCAGCGCGAAATTGCGGCGCAAGCTGGGATTTCAGCCGGGGCGTTGAGTGCATATTTAAAAGGCACTTACACCGGGAACGTTGAAAACGTAGAAGTCGCATTAAAAAACTGGCTTTCAACCCGCGAGAAAAAAGAAAAAGTGTTTGTGGAAGCACCGCACTTTATCGAAATTCCGACCGCCAAGAAAGTATTTTCAGCGTTAGATATGGCCAAGATTTTGCCAACCATGGTGACCGTTTACGGCGCAAGCGGTGTGGGTAAAACAAAAGCATGCCAAGAATATAAAAAAGCCAACCAAAACGTGTGGATGATTACCGCAAGCCCAGCGCGCGCAACATTAAGCAGTATTTTGTATGAGTTAGCACTTGAGTTAGGTATTAACGATGCGCCACGCCGTAAAGACCGCCTATCACGCCTAATTACTAAAAAGCTCAAAGGCACACAGGGTTTGGTCATCATTGATGAAAGCGACCACCTTCCTTATGACGCGTTAGAAGAGATCCGAATTATCCAAGAAGAAGCTGAAGTAGGCTTTGCATTAATTGGTAACGATAAAGTTTACACCCGCATCCAAGGCGGCGTAAACCAGGCGCATGAATACGCGCGTTTATGGTCACGAATTGGTAACAACTGCGGCGTTAAAGCCAGCACAAAAGGCGATATTAAAGCCATCGCGCAAGCCTGGGGGCTTGATATAGCCGACAAGGATTTAATGACCGTCCTTTATGACATCGGCGGCAAGGCGGGCGGCTTACGCGCTTTAACGCAATATTTACGCCTAGCCGGCATGACAGCGAAAGGACAAGGCACTGTCATCACACTAGACCTAATTTTAACCGCCCAAGCACAAATGAAAGGAGCGAACTAATGACAAGCATTACAAAAAACAACACCTTGCGCGAGCAAACTAAACCACATCCAGTGTTTGGTGGCTACAACAAAATCGCCCTAGGTTACTTATCACAAACGCAAAAATGCGTGGTTGAGTTAAACAAAATGGGGTTGCATGTATTAAGCATTGAGTTTGACAAAATCAAACCGCGCGTGCGCATTGAGCCGAACGCATTAACTAAGAAATTAGAGAAAACAGGTCAGGCGCTTGCGTATATCCAAGGCAACGATGGCGTGCATTTTGCCGAATATCAAATGATGGTCGAAGGCATCAAGGTAATTTGGCGCAGTTATTTACACTAAAAACCAGGAGGAAAAAATGGCAAAAAAACCAACCCGAATTAAAACCGACACCTTTGCAGTGCGTTATCAAACGCGCGATGAAGTGGAAGTGGCAATTAAAGAGATCGGCGATTTAAACCGCGAATTAGAACGCCTAGCGATTGAGCAAAACGACCGCTTGGCCGCAATCACCGAAGAATACGCCCCATTGATGAACGCAATCAAAGAAAAGCTCGCGCCAAAACAAGATGCAGTGCAAGCCTGGTGTGAAAGCCGCCGCGATGAATTGACATTAAACGGCAAAACCAAAACAGGCACTTTCAATACCGGTGAAGTGCAATGGCGACAACGCCCACCGTCAGTAGGTATTCGCGGCACAGAGAGCGTGATTGAAAGTTTGCACACGTTAGGCTTGGTTCGTTTTATTCGCACCAAGGAAGAAATCAACAAAGAGGCCATGTTAAATGAGCCTGAATTAGCCGCAACGGTGGCAGGTGTAACGATTAAAACCGGCGTGGAAGATTTTGTGATCACCCCTTTTGAACAGGAGGCGAAATAATGCCAGCCTGGGCATTGAACCCGGTGTCATATTTGATTATCGGGGTAATTCTAAGCCTAATCGTGGGCTTATTAGACCAGGAATAAAGCCTATTTAAACGCTCTTTAAACCCTAATTTAAGGGGCGTTCATAATAAGTTTTAATCAACCATAAAAGGAAACAAAAAATGGGAAACATCCACAAGTTTAACCGCTTCAAATATTACAGTGAAAAAGCGGCAATTAGTGAACGCCAAGGCGACTTACAAGATGCCAAGGAACAATGGGCTATCGCAGAACTTAATGCGAGCGGCCAAAAAAATAAAGAATGGTGCAAATGGCGTGGTGCATTTTGTGACCGAGTAATTAGAAAACCTTTCTAGGAGGATATCATGGCGAAATATATAGCCCGTTTTTACTGTTTAGTAGAAGCCGTTGTTGAAGCAGAAAGCAACGAACAAGTTTTAGATATGTGCGACCTAAATGTATGCGATGTAAATAAACTGCCGCACACCATTACAGAAATTGACGATGTGGTTGAAGTGGAGGAAGTATGACTGAGCAAGAAAAAATGCGCTTAGACGAGCAATTAGAACAAGCGGCAAAACAGCTCACACACGCGCTCTGCGCGTTACGCACAGGGCAAAATCAACACGCAGCAGTTTATGTGGGGAATGTGCAGAACTTGTTGCCAGGGTTGAGAATGAGATTGGGGAAGGTATGAAAGTGCTAGATGAACACATCCTTGAATATATCTGGGACGAAACATTAGACAGGATAGCGCAAGGAACCTTAGTGACTTATATCGGTGGCAGCGTTGGTACGTATAGCGACGAGCGTGCGGCGAAAGATGCAGAAAGCTTTGCAATATTGAGCATAAGCCAACTGATTGCAGGTTCCGCATTAAGCGAAAGTCAATTTAGACGACGGGTTAAAAAGCTTATGGCACAAGGCGTTTTATTGCAACGCATTGGGCCAAATAGCTTTGTGATTAAATCAGATGTGATTAAAGACGTAGCGGTACAAGCCGCACGATGTTGGCGTGCAATCGGCGTACCATATGGTATGGACGATACCGGGAAAGCCTGTAAAACCTTACCTATTAACGCTCTACCGAGAAGCATTTTTGAGTTAAAGACAAATTGTTATCTGATTTTGAGAAGTAAATATCCGAATTATAAGTAATAAAACCCATTTACAGCCCATTTAAGCCACGTTTAAGTGGGCTGAATAATGTGTTTTAAAAAGGAATAAACAATGCATAAAACTAAACCAAAGCTGATCCAGCTAATTCATATCGCCAAGCAAAAACTGGCAATGGATGAATATAGCTATCGCGCCATGCTTGAGCGCGTTACCGGGAAAACATCATGCAAAGAAATGAGCGTGGCAGAGTTAATGAAAGTGGAAGCGGAAATGGAAGCCAAAGGATTTAAGAAAACCAGCAGCCGAAATCATTCGCCAAGCGGAAAAAGTGCGGTTGTAAAAAGCAACATTGCGTACAAAATTCGCGCCATTTGGATTGAAATGAGCAAACAAGGGCTTGTGCGAGACGGCTCAGAAAACGCGCTCAATGCGTTTGTGCGCGGCGTAGTGAACCCAATTTACGCTAAGCGCGGGATGAATATTCAAGTGCTTAACGTGGGCGCTTTACGCGATGATATGGCCAGTCTAGTGCTTGAGCGATTGAAAAAATGGCAAGCAAGAGGTGGTCTATGAAATTATGCCGCTGTCCTGTATGCCACTCCGATATTCATTTAGACCAACTTTTAGAAGATGAAGCTGGGCGCGAAATTTTAGGGATGCTCACCGAGTTAAAATATGGCGTAGCCCGCCCTTTAGTTTCATACATTGCACTATTTCGCCCGGATAAATCAGCGCTAAGCAACTCAAGAGCGGTTAAATTAATGCGCGAAGTGCTAGATTTATTCCCGCCGTCTCAATTATTAGCCCACTGTTTGAGTGAAACGGTCAATTCAGTGCAGAAAAAGCGCCGAGAAAGCCGAAATCTCGCCCCGCTTAACAATCACCGCTACTTAATGCAAGTGATGGAAACGAACCGACCACTCTTTTCCGGTACAGGCTCAGCAGCCGTAAACAACGCAGAACGCCAACAGGCAGAGCGCGCCAATCAAGGCAATGATGATATTGAAAACACCATTTTATATATTGAGCGTTTTTATCAGCTAGGCCAACCGGTGGAACACTTGCCAGGCTATGATGTATGGAAAAAGTGGAAAGATAAACAGCAAAAATGAACTTTTTTTAACCGCCGAAAGGCGGTTTTTTTATTTATAAATCAAGTAATTATTTTCAAGTAAAGACTTGACTTGCAAAAATAATCCGCACAACGCATTGTAAAATCGCTATAATTTTGAACAATAGTGATCGTCCAACCAGTAGGGGTGGCTATGTTGAATGCAAGCAATGAACAAATTGAAACGTTTAATGAGAAAGCGCCTGAAATTTTGGCGGATTTAGCAAAACACACAGAAGTAAAAATCAAAGAAAAAATCGCTGATATTGAGCCAAAACTCGCCCAGCAAATCAGCATTGAAGTGGCAAACCATATCGCGCAATGCTGGGGCGGTGAGGTGATTTATATCCCTCGTAATCTTGTTTTATTACTAAACGAACGCGACCGGAAGATTTTTAACGAGTTCAACGGCACAAATCACCGTGAACTTGCGCGAAAATACAACGTATCAATGCAGTGGATTTATCAGATTGTGAAGAAAATCACAAAAGAAGAAATCGCAAGACGTCAGTTTGATATGTTTGGCAACTCATAACCGATAAAAATGACAAAAAACGTCCGAAAGGGCGTTTTTTTGTGGGCAGAATTTTTATATCATGAGATTTCAATTTAGCAATCTAAGGATTAATTTATGATTGACGAAGATATATTAAACATAGCAAGAAAAGCATGGAAAAAAAAAGACTACAATGCCGCACGGGATTTCTACCAACAAGTAGCGTATGGTTACAACTACTTTACTGAGCCGGAAAAGGAAGCATTCACAAAAGAAGTGTCGATTTTTGCCGGTGAAGACCCTATGTATCAGGAGATTTTAAAGTTAGTTATAAGTCAAATTATGTTAGAAAAGGAGCCTTTATTACAAAGTAAACTCACTAATATAGTTAAACAGGATCACGGCGAAAGAGGCGCGGAATTGTTACGTTATGTACTTTATTATGCGGATTATCGTGGAGAGGTTATAAGGAAGAAAGCTGGACGTAGCTATATTTTAGAACTTCCCAAAACGCTTTCTTTTACAGAAAACACATCAAAATCTGAACCAATTGAGGATTCAGAGAAACCATTGTCAATTATTCAAGCTCTAAAAACTGGTATTAATAAAGCTAAAAACGAACCCACTAAGCCTAGTGATATAATTGGGCTTATCATATTTCTAGCAATTATCTGGGCCGTATATAAGATTTTTTCGTAACGATTATCTTTAAATCAATTTAAAATCAATAAAAAAACATCCGTTTTAAACTCCTTTGTAGTCTTACAAAAGGAGTTTTTTTATGTCTTTATCCTTACCTATCACAAAAATTGTGATCCATTGCTCCGCTACTCGTAACGGCAAGCAACTCAGAACAGTTAATCAAACCGCCGCTCAACGTATTAATGACTGGCACTCACAACGCGGCTTTAAACGCGACCCAATTTTAGCCAAAAAATTCAATCCGCACCTGCCTAACATTGGCTATCACTTTGTAATTGACACCGATGGCACGGTTGAAACAGGCCGAATGGTTGGCGAAATTGGCGCGCACGTGAAAGGTCATAATCAACACTCGCTAGGCATTTGTCTTGTTGGCGGTATTACCACAACTGGCAAAAACCATGGTGAATATACCGAAGAACAATGGCTCGCCTTGCACAAATTATTGCAAAAACTAGAGAGCGAACACTCCAGCGCACGCATTTGTGGACATCGTGATTTGAGTCCGGACGTTAATGGCGACGGCACAATCACTCCGAGTGAGTGGATTAAAGACTGTCCTTGTTTTGATGTTTGGTCGTGGTTGGATAGCGAGCAAGTGATTAACGTTGACCATCTATTCCGGGGGTAAATATGGGACTTGCAATGTTTTTATTAGGCATGTTCGTCTTTGTAGCCGTTATTTTACTAATTATAGACCAAGAGTTTGCGGCACTTTTGTGCGCCGGCGGAGCGGTATGTTGTTTTGTCGTTATCATCACAATGATCGACATTCAAAACACCTGCCAGAGTTACGGCAAATTTAAAGTGGGCGGTAATATCTATCAATGCCAACTCATTCAGGAGCCAAAATGAGCAAACGCGTAAAAAACACTACCTCTCCTAAATATTGGAAGAACTACAAAGCCCCACGTTGCAAGCCAAGTAACAATGCAAAGCGTAACTGCAGAATCAATGGCGGCACAACAGCTGCACAAGGTTTTTACTTGTATTGGAGTTACTAATGAAAAGAGAAATCATAGGATTAACTCACTTTAGTTGTATTTTAGATGGGTTGATATTTTTGGGGTTTATTGCCGCAAATGAATTTAACATCAAAAACTTAATTCAATCTTACGAATTGTTTTTTTACTTCATTACTGCGCTCTCTGTATTGGTGATTTCTATTGGTTTTCCTGAACCTAAACATCAATACACCAAAGCTAGATTTTATTGGGAAATCATAGCTAACACGTTGCTTGGAATTATGCTGGCGTACTACGGATATTTTTTATGTGCAACAATTTTAACCTTCATTGGTTATATGATCTCAAAACATAATTATTTTACTGAGGGAAAAGAATGAAAAAAATGAGTGATTTGATTACCAACGCCGACGGTCGTCTATCGACTACGGCATTTATCCAGTTCTTTGGAGCTCTTCTCATGGCGGGGATTTTGGTGTTTTGCGTATGGTTAAATCGCTCCTATGTACCAGAATTATTCACGACATTCGCCCTCTTTTGTGGCGGTGGTGCAGCAACAAAAGGCTTCGCCAACGCAATGCAAAACCGCAATAGCCAAGGGGGTAACGGTGATTAATCTTTATATTGTAGGGGCGGCTTTCGCCGTTTTGGCTGGTGTTTTTATCCATGGTCGCGTGCAAGCGGCAAAAATTCGCAAGCAACAAGAAGAGATCGAATTCGTAAAACGTGAAGCGGCCGCAGTCGCACAGGAGTTAGAAAATGCAAATACAGCAAAAAACATTACTGAAACTAACCGCACTTTGTCTAGCAAGTCTGTTGATGAGCAGCTGCAGTCAAAAGGTTATTTCCGTGAAGACTAGCGGATGTTCAGCATTCGGTCTTATTTATCCAAGCCGTAAAGATACAGAAGAAACCAAACGGCAGGTGCTTAATCATAACTTGACTTATGAAAAAATCTGCCAAAAAAAGGAACCTAAATAATGCTAGAAACACTGGAATTTATCCAACGCCATTGGGCAATCGTTGTGGCGATTGGCGGGGCTGTGTGGACTTATTTTTGGTTGACCATGGACAGCAAATACGCGCGCAAAACCGATGTGTCAGACTTGCGCAAGGCGATTGAAAACAACGAAAAAAGCCTATCGGAAGTCAAAGGCGAATTAAGACATCTGCCAACGTCAAAAGAAGTGGCTGATTTGCGTTTATTAATGACGGAAATGAAAGGCAAAACCGACGTATTAAATACCAACATTGGCAGCCTTAACCATCAAGTGAAGTTGTTAATTGAAAAAGAGGTAAATAAAGAATGATGCGCCAAGATATTTTCACCAAAGACCAGCGTTTGGTTATTCTGCGCTCGCTTGAAGAGTGTGGTTATGATGCCAATGAAAGCATTTTAAATGATTGCTTAGATATGTATGGCCACGATATTAGCCGAGACTTAGTGCGAAACCACCTGTTATGGCTTGAAGAGCAAGGCTTAATTACGCTGGCTCGTTTAAACAATAACGGCAAAGATTTCTTCGTGGCTACTATTACGCAGCGTGGGCTGGATGTGGCACAAGGTCGCGCTTTTGTGGACGGCGTAAAAAAGCCAAGTCCAAAGATTTAAACCCAATTTAAAGGAGGTTTAAATGACCGATAAAAATACACGCGGCCGTGCAAGCAAAGTGGACTTGCTTCCACCTAATATCAAAACCCAACTGGCAATGATGTTGCGGGACAAACACCTTTCACAAGCGCAAATTCTTGAAGAAATCAACGACCTGATCCGTGATTGCGGGTTAGATGACAGCTATCAATTAAGCCGCACAGGCCTCAACCGTTACGCCAGCCGCATGGAACAAATGGCAAGCAAAATTCGCAACGCGCGTGAAGTCGCCGAAATTTGGACGAAACAATTCGGTGAAGCGCCACAGAGCGATATTGGCAAGCTATTGATGGAAATTGTTAAGAACCTAGCGTTTGAAACGTCCATCGGCATGAGTGAAAACGGCCAGGCAGAACCAAAAGACCTTGCATTATTATCGTCCGCTATTCAACGCTTAGAACAGGCTGAAAGTTTAAGTTTTAAACGTGAGCAAGCAATACGCCAGGAAACTATTAAGCGTGCCGCAGAAGCCGTAGAAGAAGTTGGGAAAGAACAAGGCGTGAGTCTTGAAGATGTGCAAAAAATGGTAAAAGCAGTTTATGGCATCGAATAAAACCGTTCTCTATAACTATCAAAAAAACTGGCTAAATGATAAAAGCCGGTTCAAGGTGGCTATGTTTGCTCGTCAGACGGGTAAAACATTTACGACCACTTTTGAAATTGTGATGGATTGTTTAGCGGCAGAAGCTAAGGGTGAACGCACTCGCTGGGTGATTTTATCTCGCGGGGAACGCCAGGCAAAAGAAGCGATGAACGAAGGGGTAAAACGCCACCTTGAAGCGTTAGGCATGGTTTGTGAAGTATTGGAAGTGCCTTTTAATTCAACAATCAACGCGCTCGAAGTTGTCTTTCCAGGCGGCTCAAAAATCACCGCGCTTCCCGCTAACCCTGATACTGCCCGTGGTTTCTCAGCGAATGTATTCCTAGATGAGTTTGCCTTCCATGCGGATAGCCGCGAGATTTGGAAAGCATTATTCCCGGTAATCTCTGCTGGATGGAAATTGCGCGTGGTATCAACCCCAAACGGCAAGGGGAATAAGTTTTACGAATTAATGACTGATGTCAATAACACTGAATGGTCTCGCCACACGGTTGATATTTACCATGCGGTTGCTGACGGATTGCCGCGTGATGTTGAACAGCTTCGCCGTGGTTTAAATGATGAAGACGCTTGGGCGCAAGAATTTGAACTCAAATGGCTAGATGAAGCCAGCGCGTGGCTATCATACGACTTAATTGACGGTGTAGAACATCCGGACGCGGGCAAACCTGAACTCTATCAAGGCGGTGCTTGTTTTGTGGGAATGGATATTGCGGTGCGCAATGACTTGACGGTGATTTGGGTGGTTGAATTGGTAGGCGATGTGTATTGGACGCGAGAGATTGTGACATTAAAACGCGTGCAATTACGCCAACAACAAGAAGAATTAAACCGCATCATGCGCCAGTATCACGTAGTGGGCGGTAATCTCGACCAAACAGGCATGGGTGAAAAAATGGTCGAGGATGCGCAATATGAACACGGCAAGCGAATTCAAGGTGTCCTTTTTAACGTTTCCACTAAACTAAAAATGGCCACTATCGGTAAAACGGCCTTTGAAGACCGCAAAATTCGCATCCCGCAAGGTGACGCAGATTTGCGAGAAGATTTACACAAGCTCAAAAAAATAACCGGCAGCAACGGCCAGCCACGCTTTACCGCAGAAAGCGACAGCAACGGTCACGCCGACCGAACCTGGGCGTGCTTTTTAGCTTTAACAGCCGCAACGGAGGCGGTTATGCAACCGGTCAAGGCGTACAGCCGTAAACAACGAACAAGTCGTAAAATGACCCAAGGATATTAATTATGACAACAAAAAAACAAGATTTAATCGGCGTCATCGCTACCCGCGCGAAGGCTATCGACTTTTGGTCGTTTATGCACTACCTCCCAAACCCTGATCCTGTATTGAAGAAAATGGGGCGCGACATTTCAGTCTATCGAGAAATTTTGTCAGATAGCCATGTGGGCGGTTGTGTTCGCCGCCGTAAAGCCGCCATTAAAGGTTTAGAGTGGCGCATTACCCCAACTGGAAATGAAAAAACAGATGAAATCCTGGTCTCGCTTTTTGACCGTTTACCGGTAAATCAAATCATCAATCAAATTTTAGACGCCACCCTGTTTGGTTACCAGGCGCTTGAGGTAATGTGGGCAAGTGAGAACGGATTATTACTCCCAACTGAAATAGTCGGAAAGCCACAAGAGTGGTTTGTATTTGATGAAGACAACCGTTTAATGCTGCGCACAAAAGAGAACCGCAATGGCGACATTGTGCCGGAAAAGAAATTTTTACTCGCAACCCAACAGGCCGACTACATGAACCCATACGGTCGCGCAGACCTGGCGATGTGTTTTTGGGCGGCGACCTTTAAGAAAGGCGGGTTCAAGTTTTGGTTAGAGTTTGCTGAAAAATACGGCTCGCCGTGGTTGGTTGGTAAATACCCACGAAACGCTAACGCTCATGAAATTGATGAGTTGTTAGATAGCATGGAAAAAATGCTCGGCACGGCCGTGGCAGCTATCCCGGACGACAGCTCTATTGATATGCTTGAAAGCGGAAGCAAAGGCGGTTCATCACAAGTGTTTGATGATTTCTTGCGCTACTGCAAATCAGAAATCGCCATCGCGTTATTGGGGCAAAACCAAACCACAGAAGCTGAAGCAAATCGTGCAAGCGCGACAGCTGGCTTAGAAGTGACCCGTGATATTCGCGATGATGATGCCCGCATGGTTGAAGGCGTGTTTAACCAATTATTAGCCTGGATTTGTGAGTTAAATTTCCACGTGGACATGCTGCCGACATTTGAGCTTTATGAACAGGAAAGCATTGATAAATTACAAGCCGAGCGTGACGAATTATTGGTGGGATTAGGCGTTCAATTCACCGAGCAATACATCATGCGAACCTATGGATTTGAAGAAGGCGACATTGTAGTTGCCGCACCCGAAAAAAGTGCGGTCAAAAATACGGCAGATTTCGCCGAGGCGATTCCTAAGTCTATCGTGGAAACCATTGGGGAGCAGCTAGAAGTCGAAGGTGAACCATTTGTGGAAGAATGGCTGCAATCTATCCAGGATAAGCTATCTCAAGCAGAAAGCCTGGAAGATTTTCGCAATCAGTTAGACAGCTTAATCCCTGAATTGAGTTTTGCAGAATACGGCAAAGTAATGGCGTGGGCATCAACAGCGGCACACTTTGCTGGTCGTCAGTCCGTTGAAGATGAGCGTAAATAAAATGAGTAAATTCACTTTTGAAGAGCAGGTCAAATATTTTGAGAAGAAACTCAATTTGCCTACCAATAGCTATTTAGACGTGCTAGGTGAAGAACATGACTATTTTTTTATGGTGGCTGGCGCAAACCGTAATGAAGTGCTGACGGCATTTCGCGAAGCGGTAGATGATGCCATTGCAAATGGTGAAACCTTAGAGGGATTTCGCAAGCGTTTTGATGACATTGTGGCAAATACCGGCTGGCAATATAACGGCGGGCGAAACTGGCGAACCCGGATTATTTACGATACCAACGTTTATGGCGCGTATAACCGAGGACGATTGGCGCAGCATTTGGATTTGGTCGATGTATTGCCGTATTGGGAATATCACCACCATGATAACGAACATCCGCGCGAGGAACATATCGCGTTAGACGGCACAATTCTACCCGCCACAGATCCGTTTTGGCGCTATTATTATCCAATCAAAGCGTACGGCTGCCACTGCACGGTATCAGCACACGATGCCGATGATTTAGCCGAAATGGGGCGAAATGTGAGTCCATCACCTGAAATTGAGTGGGAAGAAAAACTGGTAGGCGTTCGCTCCGGTAATCCACGAACAGTACGCGTACCGAAAGGTTATGACGTGGGATTTGCACCTTATAACTTTGAGCGCCTAACGCAATCTCGCGATGTTGATGTGGACAAGTTGTTATTGCAAAAAATGACAACCGCCGAGCCGCATTTAGCTAGCCTGTTAATTGATGATGTGCTGAAAAACCCAAAAGCCATGGTGCTATTAAACGGCGCGATGAAAGAAATGGTCGATACAGTCAGCCAGCAAAAAATCGCACGTGGCAATATGAAGTATGTAGGGGCGATTCCTGAACCGGTATTAACTAAACTGGACAATTTAGAAAAAGCCCCGCAGAGCGCGGTAATCGCTGTGCGTGATGAAGATGTGTTGCATGCGTTACGCGATACCAAACAAGCCAAAGGCATTAGCTTGCCGGTGGAGTTTTGGGAACAGTTACCGGAAAAACTGCGCCACCCGAAAGCGATCTTATTGGACGACCAACAAAAACAACCGACCCTGTTATTTGTTTATGAAACTGAACAAGGCAAAGTGGCGGTTAAAATGGACTATGAAATTAAGCTAAAAGACGCGTTGAGCGGGAAGAAGCTACCGCATAAATTGAACATGGTCAGAACAGCAAGTCGTTTAGAAGATTTAAGCTCGTTAGGACGTTTTGAAGTGTTATATGGGGAGTTGTAATTATTGCGGTGGTTTGCCTGATTCGAACAGGATAATGCGAGCTTACGCCTGGCAACCTTTCCAGTAGGAAACCCCCACCGCAAATTCACTATACGCCCAGGCATTATTTTTATCAAGAGAAAATTATGTTAAAGATTACCATTAACGATAATCAAGCAATTCAGAAATTGACCAGCATTGCAAATCAATTAGAAAAGCCACGTCAGCTGTATGGTTTGCTGGGCGAAACGTTGAAAAAAATTCATGATGCCCGCTTTAAAGCTGAAATTGATCCAAAAGGTAATCGTTGGCAAGCGTTATCGCCACGCACGAAAGCGTTAAAAATGAAACGCGGGAAAAGCACAAAGATTTTACGTCAAGACGGTTACCTATCAGACAAAACCGCGTATAATTACGATAATGACCATGTTGAGTTTGGTAGTGACGCAAAATATGCTCGCCTACATCAATTCGGTGGAAACGCCGGGCGTGGTCGTAAGGTTAAAATTCCAGCTCGCCCTTGGTTGGGTATCAATGAAAGTGATGGTCAAAAACTTCTGAAGAAATCCACCGCACTTTTACAACGACAAATTGACAAAAATTTAAAGTAAAAGCAAAAAATCAAAATAACGCCACAAAATCGCGCCACAGAGCTTTTATTTAAAATTAATGCAATTTATCGACCGAAAAAATTTAAATCGATTTGAAGCGATTTGAACGCCATTTAAAGCGTTTTAAATTTAAAGATAAAGTGCATTTTAATCCCGCGTCAAAAACCCCTCTTTTATTCTTTCAACCACTTTAAAATTCAAGTCCGCATTTTTTCTCTATGCTAGCGGTATTCAAACGAGGATACCTTATGCAATTAATTGAGATTTTCAAAGCGGGCAAACGCACTGATGCAAATGGCTTAGAAGTGGAAATTACCACGGAAGATTTGCAACAAGCGGTCAATGCCTACAACGTAAACTTTCATGAGTCCCCGGCGGTAATTGGCCATCCTAAACACAACGCCCCCGCGTATGGTTGGGTAAAACGCCTTGAATTAGACGGCGATGTATTAAAAGCCGAATTCGACCAGGTAGACCCTGAATTTGCCGAAATGGTGGATAAAGGGCGATTCAAAAAAGTCTCATCATCATTTTATTTAGCAGACAGCCCAAACAACCCTTGCCCTGGCAATTTGTATTTGCGCCATGTTGGATTTTTAGGTGCTATGCCGCCAGCGGTAAAAGGCCTACGCAACCCGGAATTCGCTGAAGACGAGCAAGGCGTGGTTGATTTTTCTGATTGGGCAGAAGCCAGCCTTTGGCGTCGCTTGCGCGATTGGTTTATTGGTACGCACGGACAGGAAGAAGCTGATAAAGCCATCCCGGACTATCTCGTGTTAAGCGTGCAAGAAGAGTCCATCCGAAACGAATATAAACGTATCAACCAAACGGAAGTCGGCTCGCCCATTCCTAGTTTTAACGAACCCACTTTAGAACAACCTTCAGAACCACAAGGAGAACCTGAAATGACCCCTGAAGAAATTGAACAGCTCAAGGCAGAAAACCAACAGTTGAAAGCCGAAAAAGCTGAAGCAGCACTTAACCAAGCAAAAGCCGACAACGCCGACTTTGCCGAAGGCTTAGTAAAAGCGGGCAAATTAGCCCCGGTGGCAAAACAACAGGCCATTGATTTATTAAATCTCGGTTCAACAAGCGCAGCTGGCGGCGTGGTTGAATTCGGTGAAGGTGAAAGCCTACACGGAAAAATCAAGGCGTTTTTAGAAGCGCAGCCCGCTATCGTTGAATTTAACGAAGTGGCTACCAAAGAAAATGCCACAACCGCAGAAGATGGCACGGTGGAATACGCCGAAGGCACAAGCGCTGAGTCCATTGATATGGACAAGAAAGTCCGCGCTTATATGAAAGAACACAATGTGGGCTACACAACCGCATTTAACGCAATCACTCAATAAGGAGCAAATGCATGACTGATTTATCAAAACAACGCGTAGTTGACCCGGTATTAACGGCGCTCGCACAAGGTTATTACAACGGCAACATGATTTCTGAAGTGTTGTTCCCTATCGCTGAAACGCAAAAAGAAGGTGGCAAAATCCCTACATTCGGTCGTTTAGCGTTCCGTTTACAAACCACAAAACGTGAGCTTCGTGCGGCATCAAATCGTTTAACGCCGGAAGACATTGGTTCATTGACCGTTGTTTTAGAAGAAAACGACATCGAATACCCAATCGACATCCGCGAAGTGAATGAAACCGAAGGTGTTTATCCATTACGCCAATACGCAACCGGCGTGACACAAGATGTCATCGCGCTCGGTCGTGAAAAAGCTTGTGCGGACTTAGCTTTAAACGAAGCGAATTACGAAACCACAAACAAAGTGACCTTAAGCGGCACGTCTCAATTTACCGACCCTAATTCAGACCCTATTGGTGTGATTAAAACCGGTATTCGTGCAATTAAACGCACCACAGGCCGTAAACCAAACGTTTGTGCAATTTCCGGCGATGTATGGGAAGTGTTAAGCGAACACCCGAAAGTATTAGAAAAAATCAAATACGTGGCGACTGCCGTATTAACCCCGGAAGACTTTGCAAAATTAATCAAAGTAGATCGTGTTGTTGTGGGTGAAGCTGTGCATGAACAAGCCGGTGAATTAAAAGATATTTGGTCTAAAGCGATTGTGTTGGCTTATGTTGCGCCGGCATCAAAAGAGCAGAAACAAAATATCTATGAACCATCATTTGGTTATACCGTGCGCCGCAAAAACGGCTTATATGTAGATACTTACCCCGAAGTGGGTGGCAAAGTTGAAATCGTTCGCACGACCGATATCAATAAACCATACATTGTGGGTAAATCTGCGGGTTACTTAATCAAAGGTTGTATTTAACCCCTATTTGAACCGCATTTAAACGCGATTTAAGTGCGGTTAAATTTCAACTTATTTTAAGGGTGAATTATGTCAGATAAACAAAAAACGGCATTTTTAGTCGCGGCAGCGATGGCAATTTTGCACAACGGCAAGCGATATGAGCAAAACGATGTCATTGAGCTTACCGAAGAAGAAGCCGACAAGCTCGCGATTTATATTACGCCAGCTGAAACTAACAGCGAGCAACGCGCACAAGCTGAACAAACAGCAAGCGATGAATTAACCGCAGCTGAACAGGTTGAAAGCGATGCAGAAGAAGCGGCTGCTGAAACGGCTGCGGAAGAGCCAGCCGAAGAAGCGGGCGAAACCACAAAATCAAACAAAGGTAAAGATAAGTAATGTACATCACGGCACAAGATTTAGAAGATGTAATGAGCGAAAGCACGCTAATCGCCCTATCAAATGATACATCACGCGCGACTACCGCAAATCAGATGACATTGGATAAGGCTTGCGAATACGCCACGGAAACCGTGGACGGCTATTTGCGCTCGCGTTATGTCTTGCCATTAAATCAAGTGCCGACCTTGGTGCGTAATATTTGTTTACAAATCGCACGTCATTGGTTGTATTCCCGCCGCCCGGACGGTAAAGGATTCCCGGACAACGTCCGCGAAACCCATGCACAAGCCTTGAAAGACCTGGAACGGATTCAAAACGGCAAGCTGCATCTTGGCCTAACGGAAATCGGGAGCGCGACCGATGATAACTACCCAACCGCGCTGAAATTCAACACGCGCGCGCCACAGAAGCTCGATTTAACAGGATATTAGTATGAGTGCAACACTTCCGATTTTAGAAAGCATACAGCAACGGATAGCCGATAAAACGGACAAGTTTAGCATTGAGTTATTTCCTGATGATTTGGAGCACTACAATCTCACAGACGAATTCGGTGCTGTTTTAGTGCAATACGCCGGGTCGAAGTTTGAAAGCATCGACAGCGTGGATGTTATCCAGCAACGCCGAGTGGTGATGGTTGCGCTTACTGTGATTGCTCGAAGTCAGCATGACGACCACGGGGCAATCGAAATGTTAGACCAACTCCGTTTGGCAATAGTTGGGTTTAAACCAACTAACTGCACAGCGTGTAGTTTAGTGAGTGAAGAGTTTGGCGGCGAGTCAGACGGCCTTTGGCAGTATCAGCTTTTAGTGCAGACCGAAACATGGCAAGTAGAGCTTTGCGAACCAAGCAATTTACCTAAATTTACCACCGCACGCTATCGCCGTGCGGATAAACCTAATCCCAAACAACCATAGGAGAAAATTATGGCATTCCATCACGGGACGAAAACAATTCGCGTAGCAGGTGGTTCTGTTGCGGTGGAAACTGTCGACGGTGCAATTATTGGTATCGTTGGTACAGCACCTACCGGCGCGGTGAATGAATTGACAGTGTGTCAAACGACCAAAGATTTTTCAAAATTTGGCGTAATCTTAGGCAAGGGCTTTACGCTGCCTGACGCGTTTGATGTTTTATCGCGCTATTCAGCGGGTAAAGTGTATGTGGTCAATGTTTTAGACCCAGCAAAACACAAAACAAGCGTTACCGATGAAGCATTAAAGCAAGACGCTAACACTTTGCGCGCTAAAACAGCTCACCCTGGCCTTTTAAATTTAACCTTAAGCACTGATCGCCCATTGACACTCGGTCAAGACTATGCGGTAGATTTGCAAACAGGTGAAATTACATTAAAAGCAAAACACGAAACCTTAAAAGCGACCTATGAATACGCCGACCCAACAAAAGTAACGGAAGACGACATCAAAGGTGGCATTGATTCTGCAACCGGTAAACGCAAAGGATTTGAGTTATTGCGCGATGGCTTTAACCTATACGGTGCTGACGCGAAGATTTTAATCTGCCCTGAGTTTGATAAAACAGCAAGCTGTGCGGCGGCTTTAACAACGCTCGCAGAACAGTTGAAAGCGGTGGCTTATGTGCAATTACCAAAAGGCACAAGTCTTTCTGATGCAATCAAAGGCCGTGGCCCATTGGGTACAATTAACGCGTCTGCAAGCACCGAGCGTGCGCGTCACTTCTTCCCTTATGCTATCGGCTCAAGCAATACGTTGGAAAGCCTTGCGGTGCATGCGGCTGGCTTGCGAATGAAAACCGATACCGAAAACGGGTACTGGTTCTCGACATCAAACCGCCCATTACAAGGGGTGATTGGCATGGAGATTCCGCTTACTGCGCGCGTTGATGATGAACAATCAGAGACCAACCAGTTAAATGCGGTAGGCATTACAACCATTTTCAACAGCTTCGGTACAGGTTTCAGATTATGGGGTAACCGCTCATCAAATTATCCGACCGTAACGCATATCATCAACTTTGAAACCGCGCTTCGCACCGGAGACTTAATTGATGAAAGCATCCGCCGCACAGAGTTGCAATTCATTGACCGTCCAATCGATGATGCATTAATTGACAGCTTACTTGAAACGGTAGATACCTATTTGCGTGCGCTTCCGAGTATTGTGGGCTACAGCGTAAGTCTTGATTATGACACTGATTTAGTTGATGAATTCAGCAAAGGTCACGTGCCGTTAGTTTATGACTACACCCCTAAACTTCCAGCGGAATTGATTTCGAACAAGTCCGTCATGACCCGTAAATACTTAGTGAATTTAGTTTCACAACGCTAAGGAGTAAAAACCGATGAGTATTTCTATTAATCAAATCGTCAACGGCAACGTGTACATTAACGGTAACAGTCAAATGGGGCGTGCGAATGAGGTGAAAATTCCAGATGTTGAGTTTGAAAAAATTTCCCATAAAGGCTTAGGGCTGCATGGAGAAATTAAACTTCCGGCCGGCACTACTGCGCTCGAAGCAGAAATCACCTGGGATAGCTTTTACCCGGAAGTGCGCGCGTTGTTGTTGAACCCTTATAAAAATTCACAGCTAATGATCCGCTCAAACCTCCAGGTGTTTGATTCACGCGGGTTGGCTGCAGAAGAGCCGATGGTGACCATTATGAATGTGTCAGCCAGCAAAATTGGTGGTACGGCGCAGAAAAATAAAGAGAATTCAGAGTTTGGTGATACGGTAGATGTTTATTCAATCAAACAGACCGTAGCCGGCAAAGAGATCTTATTTATTGACGTGCTTGCAAATATCTACCGTGTAAACGGCCAAGATGTGTTGCAAAAATACCGCACTAATATCGGTCAATAAAGGGGTGAAAACCTTTAAATCTATTTAAAATCATTCAACCGGTCAAAGTTGTATTCTCCTTTGTGAAGTTAAACAAATCTACTCACAAAGGAGTTTTTTTATGTCTGAAACCATTCTTAAATTAGAGTTTCCATTCCCTGACGGACAAGGAAATACCATCACCGAGTTAAAAATTCGCCGTCCGAAAGTGCGCGATATTCGCAAAATGACAGGTAAAACCGAAACCGAAATGGCGGTGAGTTTGCTTGCAATCGTCACAGGCTTAGTGCCTGAAGATATTGACGAGCTTGATATTGCCGACTTCCAAGCAGCATCAAAAATTGTTGAGAAAATGCAAAAGGGAAAGTAGTCGCGGAAAGCCTTAATGCAGCCCTGGCCGACTTGGCCTTTTGGTTTGGATTCCAGCCAAGCGAGCTGGAAGAGATGACGCTTGATGAAGTGGAACGTTGGATTATTCAAGCGGAGCGGCAGATAAAAGCAAGGTACACAAAAGCCGCTATTTAAGCGGCTTTTTGTTTAGTGTTTAAGTAGGGTTTGAAGCGTGGTGAATAAGCCAAAAAGCGAGATGATAATAACTCTACACGAAAACATCACCAGGAAGCCGACCAATATCCACGGTAGTGCAAATAAAAAAGCAGATACGCAAACGGAAATCCATGAGAGCGAGTTACTTTCTGAATAAAAAACTAAAAAATGATAAAGGCTGCCGAGATAACTTAAAACAAGTGCAAGCAATAAAACAGCCTGTGTGTTTTCCACCCATTTTTCTCTTGTCATTTCTTCCTCCTTATTAATTAAACAGGACTATAAAACATGTCAAACAATCTAGCAATAGGATTAGTCATTACCGCCGGCGTGACAGGTGCAGTTAAGGGCATCCGTTCTGTTTGCAATAGTTTTAAAATATTGCAAGACCAAAGCCTTAGTACGTCTAAAAAAATGGGCGCATTGGCTAAAACTGGAGTGGCCGGGTTTACAGCACTGGCGTCATCCGTTACAGCCACTATGGGGACTATTCGCGGACTAGCCGACCCCGCAATTAAATTTGAAAGCGCAATGGCCGATGTTAAAAAGGTCGTGAACTTTGACACCCCTGCTCAATTCAAAGAAATGGGCGACGATATTCTAAAACTCACTCGCACAATCCCAATGGCTGGGGAAGAACTTGCCGCTATCGTTGCAGCGGGCGGTCAATCCGGCGTGGCGCGTGAAAATCTGCTCGGATACGCTAAGGACGCGGCCACAATGGGCGTGGCGTTTGATATGGCAGCTGGTGATGCGGGTGAAGCGATGGCAACCATGGCTAACGTGTTGGGCAAGCCAATAACAGAGATGGCGCAATTTGGGGATGTGATTAACCACCTATCCGATAACGCCAACTCGAAAGCGAAAGATATTGTAAATGTCATTACGCGTGCCGGCTCTGATACACGAATGCTTGGGCTTTCAGAAAAACAATCAGCCGCGCTAGGATCTACCTTCCTTTCAATGGGGAAAGCGCCCGAGCTTGCCGCGCAATCAGTAAAAGGTATGTCAGCAGCGTTTTTACAACTTAAAGCTGGCGAGCATGCAAAAGAGTTAAAACAGCTAGGGTTTACGACAAAAAGCTTCGCCGCAGCGATGAATAAAGATGCGCAAGGGGCGATTTCTTCTTTCATCGAAAAGGTGAAACAGATGCCTGATGACAAGCAATATCCGCTTCTTGCCAAGATATTCGGAAAACAATATGCCGACGATGTATTGATGCTCGCGCAAAACACCGGGGAATATAACCGCCAGTTAGGGTTATTACAAGAAACCGATGAGCATGGGAAGTTAAAATATATCGGTTCAATGCAGCGCGAGTTTGAGAACCGGAGTAATACAGCAGAAAACAAACTCACCAAGTTAAAAAACAGCATTTCAGAATTGGCGACCAAAATTGGCGCGGCGTTTTTGCCGGTGATTTCATCATTTGTTGAAAATATTACCCCAGTCATTTATAGCATCACAAAATGGGTGGAAACTAACCCGCAAATTATGGACTGGGTCTTGACGATTGGTGGCGGTGTTGCGGCTGTTGTGGGCGGCTTATTAACGCTTCACTCAGCGTTTTCTTTTGTGGCGGCTGGATTATTGCCGTTTATTAAAGCGGGGAAATTCCTGGGCGGCTTCTTAGGGAAATTTTTATTTTCAGCAATCAGCAACCTGTCACTTGGGCTTGGTTATTTAATAGGCTACGTGATAAAGGGCGCGATGATGTTTGGGAAAGCGATCTTAATTATGAGTCGCGCTTTGCTTACCAATCCAATCGGGTTAATCATTACGGGGATTGCGGTTGCAGCGTATTTGATTTATGAGAATTGGTCGAAAGTTGGGCCATGGTTCTCTGAATTGTGGAGCAAGGTTTCCGGGGTATTTTCTAACGCCTGGAACGGTATCACAAATTTCTGCTCAACTGCCTGGACAAATATCAGCAATTTCTTCACATCCGGCATCGGCAATATCACATCGACCATTCTAAGCTGGTCGCCATTGGCTTTATTTCAGCAAGTCTTTTCTTCAGTGCTTTCCTGGTTTGGAATTGATGTGCCGGCTAAGTTTATGGATTTTGGCCGAAATATGATAGACGGATTAGTGAACGGTATTAAAAACGCCTGGGAAGAAGCGAAAAAAATCGTTTCAGATTTAGGCGACGGCATTAAGGGGTGGTTCGCTGAGAAGCTGGGTATTCATTCGCCAAGCCGAGTTTTTAAAGGCTATGGCGTGAATGTTGTAGAGGGACTCGCGATTGGGATGGATAAATCAACATCCATCGCAGAAGCCGCGTCAGATAACCTTGCTGGGGCTGTGGGGTTAAATGGTGTGACCCATAACACAGGCGTTCTTGCCAATTATCAGCCGCTCAATCGCGCGGATATCATGCCGCAAACCACCGGGGCGGCCAATAGTGTGGTGGTTAATTTTAACCCGACAATCAACGTCAATGGCGGCTCAAATAGTGACGGAAACGGCGTTTTAAACCAGGTTCAACAAGGCTTAAAGATGAGTTTAAGCGAGTTTGAAATGATGTTGAAGCGCGTGTTAGACCAACAACAACGGAGAGCATATTAATGTACTTTATGTTAGGAAGTGTGGCATTTGAGCCTGTTGATTTAACTGATTTTAGCGAAACCCACGCCGCAGATTTTGCCGAGCATGCAGTCTTAAAAGGAAAACCCCGCTTGCAAGCTATGGGCGAGAAGCTCACCGAGCTTAATTTTGCAATTCGCTTGCATCATACGCTTGGCGGGGTTGAGCGCCGCTACCAGGAGTTGTTGGGGGCAAAATCAAAACAAGCCGCGCAGCCATTGATTATTGGCCGCGGTAAGTATAAAGGCAATTTTGTGATCACCGATATATCATCAGTCACCTTGTTTACAGATAAGCTCGGGAACGCCCTATGCCGCGAGATGAATATTAGCTTGCGTGAATTTGTAGGCGATATTGAAGAGAACCCTTTGGGTGCTGCATTAAATATTGGTGGAAACTCCTTGCTCGGATCTATTTTGCCAGCGGGTGCGGTAAAGGCGTTATCCCAGGTAAAAGAAACCGTGCAAAAAGGTGCGGAGTTATTTAACCAAGGCCGACAAATTATTGACAGCGTTAGAGATACCGTGGCCGTTGTTCGCCAGCTATCTGATGACCCGGCTGCCGCGTTGGCATATTTGCCTGGTATTTTAAAAAATCTTGACGGGGCGATTGGTAATTTTGGTGAGCTTACCGGGATGAGAGATTTGCTGGAAGGCGTACATAAAGTGCTGCCAGCGGCGAGTGATTTAGCCCGGGAAAGTGCGGGTATTTATGAAGATTTAATGTCTATGAAAGATAGTCTAACGCTAGGAAAACAATCCGGCGGCGCGGATTGGAATAACTGGTTTAAGCCCGCAGATAGCGCGCTGGACAATATTAATGAGCGGGTTGATAACGCAGCAGCACCTGTGGCAGAAATGACCGCCTGGGTCGTTTTACGCAAAGATGAGGACGTAATTGATGACACAACAGACCGTACTTAAACATACCGTAAAACAAGGCGAGCGTTGGGATAACCTTGCCTATTACTATTATGGCAACGCATTGGACTTTGAACGCATTATTAATGCCAATCCGCACATGGGTTTGTGCGAAGTGCTGCCAACAGGGGCAACAGTTTATATTCCGGTGCTAAATATTAAGCCTACAAATAATGAATCAATGCCGCCGTGGTTGAGAGGTAATAATGAATAGTAACGTGCCAACCCCTGACTTTTCTATTTTATACGAAAAAACCAATATTACCGCTGATATTGAACCCCACTTAATTGAGCTTGCCTACACCGATAACCTTGAGGGCGAGTCAGACGAGCTGACGATAACGTTTGAGGATATTAGCGGGAAATGGGTGCGCCAGTGGTATCCAACGCAAGGGGATAAATTAAAGGCGGCCATTGGTTACAAGGGGACGTTGCTTGCCGATATTGGTGCGTTTGAAATTGACGAAGTGGAATATAACTACCGACCTTCGTATATTCAAATCAAGGCGTTGAGTACAGGCATTGGAAAAGCGAATCGCACGTTAAAGCCTAAAGCCTATGAAAACACAACGCTCAAGCAAATAGTTAGCATTATTGCCGAAAAATTAAAGTTAAAAGTAGTCGGGACAATTAAGTCCATTCCGGTGAAGCGGGTGACGCAATATCAAGAGCGCGATGTTGAGTTTTTGGCAAGATTAGCTAGAGAATATCATCACAGCTTTAAGATAGTGGGTGATCAGCTTGTGTTCACGGATAAAGACGAGCTAGGCAAAGAAGAAGCCGTGGCGGCGCTTGAAGAGCGAGATACGATATCTATTACGTTGCGCGATAGAATCAAGGATACTGCCAAGGAAGTTGATGTGAGCGGATACGACGCTACTGGTAAAAAAGTCATCAAAAAGCGCAAAAAAGCAAAGCCGCTGCGCGAAAAGATGAAACAAGCCCAGGCGGCAAGCGGGGACACGTTGAAGATTGTCACCCGTGGGGAAACCCAGGAGCAAATTGATGCACGTGCTGATGCTGCGTTGGCTGAGCAAAACGACGACCAAACAGCGGGAAATATCACGCTGGTCGGCAATCCTAAGCTCGTGGCCGGCAGCACAATATTGCTACGCAATCTTGGCATTTTTAGCGGAAAATATTTGATAAAGTCATCCCGGCATAGCATTACCCGGAATGGCGGCTATATCACAAGTATTGAAGTGCGCATGTTAGAGTTTATCCCGGATGATTTACTTAGCACTGGCGCACTAACAGAAAATCAAACGGGGGAATAAATGAAAACGCATGACTTTGGGGCAACTTATCAAGAAGGCATTATTTCTGCAGTTGATGCCGCGAGCCATAAAGTGCGGTGCAAAATTCCCACGCTTGAAGATTTAGAAACAGCCTGGTTGTCTTATTTAACCCCTAATGCTGGCGGGAATCAGTTTTATTGTCTGCCTGATGTTGGCGAATTGGTGGCATTGTTACTTGATGCACGCGGGGAAGGAGGCTGCGTATTGGGGGCAATTTACAACGAGAAAGACACCACGCCAGCGAATGATAGCAACATGTGGGTAAAAAAATTCACAAACGGCACGGTGATTTCGCACAATCGTAAATCTGGCGAGATTAATATCAATACAAGCGGAAGCGTTACCGTGACAGCGGGAGGCGGTGTGAAAATCAATGCTGATACGTCAATTAGCGGGAATCTAGCAGTGTCAGGAAAAATTACGTCCAGCACTGAAGTATCTGCACCAAAAGTTAAACAAGGATCTATTGAGCTTGGTACTCACAAACACACTGGCGACTCCGGTGGTAAAACAAGCATTCCTGAATAGCCCACTTCTTTAAATCGCTTTAAAAGCACTCTTCACCATAGCCTTGTATCATCAAGGCTATGAACACACAAAGCACCCTTATCACAACACACTGGCAGCTTGCACCAAACATTGAAAATCAAGTTGTGCAAGGTATTGATGACATCCATCAATGCATTGACCACATCCTTTCAACAATGAAAGGGACGGATGTGTTGCGACCTGAATTTGGCAGTGATCACTTTCAATATATCGACCAGCCGGAAGATATTGCAATCCCAAACATCGTGCGCGAGGTTACGTTAGCACTTCAGCGCTGGGAGAAAAGAATTAATGTTGACTCGGTCAATGTAGAAGGGACTGCCCCGCACTTTGAGTTTTTAATTTTTTGGTCGCTTGCCGAAGACGTGCATCGTGAAATTTACGCCACGAGGATTACCGGATGAATAGATATGAAGTGAAAGTCGTAGACGACAATGTTGAGAGCATTTTAAGTGAAGCGATTTCGCAGTATGAAAAACGCACCGGGAAAATCTTACAGCCTGCGCACATTGAGCGATTACTTATTAATGTTTATGCCATGCGAGAAAGCCTGGCGAGACAAGGCATTAATGAAGCGTTTCGTCAGACATTCCCGCAATTTGCCACTGGCATTGCGTTGGATTTATGCGGAGAAACGTTTGGCTGTTATAGATTACTCGAGCGCCCAGCGCGCACCATTTTGCGTTTTAGCATTAACGGCGAACATCCGTCTGTAGTCATTCCAAAAGGCACGCGTGTTTCGGTCACTGATGACATTGAATTTGTCACGCTAAATGATGATGTGATCACCCCACTTATTTCTTATGTGGAAATTGAGGCAGCTTGTAACAAGCCTGGCACGGTGGGTAACGGATGGGAGCGTGGACGAATAAAAACGCTTAAAAGTGAAATTAACTTCGCTGGCGAAATAACTGTCACTAATATTGATATTCCAAGTGGTGGTTTATTGCGCGAAGAAGATGACCCATACCGTGCTCGAATTCTTGCTGCGCCGGAAGCATTTACCAGTTGTGGCTCAATCGCCGCGTACGATTATCACACCCGCGCCGTCTCACAAGATATTGCTGATGTCAATGTATCAACTCCACGCGGTGGGCTTGTCCGAATCACTGTTTTAACCAAAACAGGATTGCCTGACAGCCGTCTTTTAAATGATGTGAAGCAATATGTCGGGCCTGAACGCCGTCGACCATTGTGCGATACGGTAGAAGTTATTGCGCCAACGAAGCGAGATTATCAGATCTCCGCGACATTAACATTACTCGATGGTTATCGTGAAGACGTGGTTAAGTCCAAGGCGCGTGATGCGTTGCAGCTTTATCTATCTGATAAAACGAAAAAACTCGGGGTTGATGTTGTGCCATCGGCAATTATTAGCGCACTTCGAGTTGAAGGTGTGTATGACGTTAATTTAACTGAGCCGTCAAAAATCGTAGTCGGTGAAACAGAATGGGCAAATTGTACTGCAATCAATATTAATGCAGCTCCGGAGCGCTCTAATGGCTAATTTAACGTATGCAGATGTAATTGAACGAGAGACTAAATATAAAACGTTGGCTGACCTAAGCCTTAGCATGAATAAGATTGATAACAGCAAGGTGATGACAACGCTGGTCGAGTTAATTGATGATGATTTTATCTCTTTGCTTGCTGAAAAATGGAGCGTGACGGGTTATGACGGGGCGTTTATCGCAGGTAGCGATAGCTCTAAACGGAGCTTAATTCGCATAGCGATGGAACTCCACCGATACAAAGGAACGCCGTGGTCAATTCGCGAAGTCTGCCGACGGTTAGGATTCGGCGAGATTGAGATTGACGAGGGGTTAAAAGCGCGGGCTTATAATCACAAGTTTGTTCAGACCATACCGTTAAGTGATAAATGGGCTTATTACGCTATCAGACTTAATCAGCCAATCTCAAACGAACAAGCGGCGCACTTGCGTAAAGTGTTGCGTAATTTTGCCCCGGCGAGATGCACGTTAGCCGTGCTGGATTATAAATCGGTGGCATTCTTATACAACAATAAAGTGCGATATAACGGCACTTATAACCACGGTTCAAACTAGATTTAAAGCTAATTTAAAGGACAGTTATGGCAAATTTAAAAGAACAAGACAAATGGGAAGACGGAGTCTATCAAATTGAAGAAAACGACCCTGTGCTTGGCGGTGAGAATGGCATTACAAATAAACCCATTAAACAGTTGGCCAACCGCACATCCTGGCTTAAAAAAGCCTTGGAGTTGCTTGGAAAAAAATCAGCGCCGAAAGACTTGACCGCGGATAGCACAAGCACAACTCAAGATGACGGTCATACACATGCACTTCCAAGCGCATCAACTTCGGCGAAAGGTGTGGTTAAGCTAAACTCATCAACGAATAGTGCATCAGAAACAGAAGCGGCTACACCGAAAGCGGTAAAGGCAGCGCTAGATAAAGCAAATCAATGCGTGCCTTATTCATCAAATATCAAAAACTACGCCACAGTTGTTCCTAACGATGATGGATACGGTGGTTATGAGGTGGCTGGCGGTAAAAATGGGAATATTTTTCGTATAGAGAGCGCCGGTGACCATTTTAAATTTTGGTCTAGTGTTGGCAATACTCCGTACGCTATCCACGCCCCGGCTAAGCGTAATGGCACGATGGCTTTAATGGATGATGTTAATACAAAAGTGTCAAAGAGCGGCGACGCGATGAATGGGATATTGTTTATTGATGGAGCTGCACCTGGTGGGTTTGCGAATGGATTAGTTATCAGAAATAAAGCTGGTGGACCAAATACGTCTGGGTTTGTGGATTTTTATCAGTCGGATACCGTACCACGCTCTTCTATTTGGTTTCGAGATGCTGGTAATAATAGCACACAAATCGAATTTTTGAACACGCCCGAGGGGGCGAATTGGAATAGAGATAGTCGCGAAGTCGCGCTTACTCTTAAGTCTACTGGAGCACTATGGAGTAAGCAATACGGCTGGCTGCATGACCATTTTGCGAAACAGGGCGATATCAATAATGTGTGGAAAGAATTAAATAATACATACCGAAAAAACAGATTTCGCCATCAATACTACCCGAATCATTACCAAGGCGCAGAAGTATATGATATCCCGGTGGGCGACAACGGAGTAATGCGCATAATCATAATGCGCGTAACTATTAATGGATACGCAAAAGTAAACTTGCCAGAAGCATTCAATGGTTACTGCATAGTACAGGCAACCGACGTTGGCGGTGGTCAAAAACGTGTTGGTGCCAATATCCAAAATGGCAATGTCGTGGAGATACACAATAGTGGCGAAACTGGATTTAATATTTTAGCAATAGGATGGAATGGGTGGTAAATATGATGTTATTTAATTTAAATACAAACACGTTCGCGCCTGATTATCTTGTAACAGATAGTCAAGATTGGATTGAAGTGAGCGACGAAGAAATTGACGGCATTTCTGCCAGTATAACCGGCGGTGGATCGGTTTGGCTAGAAAACGGGAAAGTTAAATATTCCGGTAAAGCGCCAAGCGAGTTTCATGAATTTGATAATGTGACAAAACAGTTTGTTTTATCAAAGACAAAGCAAGCTGAGTTTACCAAGGAAACACAATCTCGACTAATCAATAACATTGATGTTCACGCTGCCTCAATTTATAGCACTTGGACGCGTTTTGAATCTGAGTATCGCGAGCGCCAAAATGCGGCAGAAGCATATAAGGCAGCTGGCTATCAAGGCGAATGTAGTCGATATATCACGGACTTTGCTAAACGCGCCGGGTTAAATAACCAAGCCGCAACAGATTTGATTTTGGGGCAAGCCGCTGGGCTTGAGAAATTACAGGTCGAGCTTGCCAACCAGCGCATGCGTAAGTATGAGCTTAAAGTGCCAGGATTGACAATCGAAAAAATGCAGTCAATCCATGATGACATTATTAAGCAAATGGATGCATTAATGGAGGCTTATAACAATGGCTAACCGTATCTATCTCGCGTTTTATAAGCATAAACGCAGCTTTCTGAAAGAGCCTTTTAAAGCCTTGGCCGATGCAGTGACACGCTTTTTTACAAAGGGTAAATACTCACACTGCGAGATAGCGATTGAGCGAATGGAATTCGTTCAAGGCGATCATTATGAACACGTTACGGTTTTTGATTGCTATTCATCGTCTGTACGCGATGGCGGTGTTCGATGTAAGCAGATTGATTTATCTGACACGGATAAGTGGGATTTAGTCTTACTAGATAACGTAACAGAAGCGCAGATTAAATCTTATTTCAACCGCACAACTGGCGCTAAATATGACTGGTGGGGTGCGTTAGGCATTGTGCTTGGAATTAAGCAAAAACGAAGCAAATATTTTTGTTCAGAATGGTGCTTTAACGCAATTTATAACAGCGAAGAAGGCTGGCGTTTTAGCCCAAACCAACTTGCAGCGATGGTGCATAAAAATGGATAAAACAACGATTAACCTTTACCGTGGTGATGACGAGGAATGTACTGTCCGCCTGTTTGAAAAACAGCCGGATGAAACATTGAAGCCGCTCGATTTAAGTGATATGGCACGCTTTGATTTATGGGCGAAAGTCCGAAGCAAAGCCGTGCTAACGCTATCATCCACAACAGGTGAAATCGAAGTTATAGATGCCCCAGGAGGCGTTTTAAAAATTACGTTTAATCACAGTTTAACAAAAGACGCGACGTGGTCTCAGGCGGACTATGATTTACAGGCGGTATCTAATAAAGGACGGGTTAAAACGCCAATTAGAGGCGGGAGAATTAACCTTCAATTTGATGTTACACCTGATATGACAGAGGCGCGTAATGGATGACATTGTTGCAGTGGTTGACCCACCCCAAGAAATAGTGGCGGTAGTCGAAAAAGGTGAAGTTATATATCAAAGTGACGACGACTTACCAGATTTATTAACCATTTATGAGTTAGCCAAAATATAGGAGCACTATGGAAAATCAAAACCATAAAAAAATAGTTGATGCAATCAAGGCCATCGGCGCGGATTATAAAAGTCTGCATGAGGCAATATCTGCAATTCAAACTCAACAAGGCAGCGGAGAACAAGCTACGCTCACTAAAATTAACGAGTTAATTAGCCAGGCAGAAACACGTATTTTAAATAAAATTAAAGGCGGTGAGCTTTCTGAAGATTTAGATACGTTGTTTGAAATTGCGGCCAAAATTGGAGAGTTGGTGTCAGATAAGTCTGTTCGCGAAGCTTTAACTGGAACGCTGCAAGAGATTAAAAATAACGTTGCAAATCTTCAATCCTGGCAAACAGAAATGGACAACCTAGACCTAGTTGGTGAGTACAATAAAGCTAAGGCATCATAATGGCGCTAAAAGATCAACTGACAAGTCTCATTCCTTTAATAGCTCAAGATGTTAAAGGTAAAGGCGGTTCGTCTGTGTTAATGCAAGGCAACGGGCGACCAGATAAACCCGAAACAACGGGTGGCAAAATCACTGGGAATGAGCCAAACGGCACGCTCTATCATTCTACAGATGGCGCTGGCGTTGGCGCAAATCTTTGGCAAAAGCAATATAGCAAATGGATTGTTATATCGGGTGATACTGGCTCCCGAGGAATGTCTCGTAGCTCGGTAAATGTTAAAGAAGGTACTATATATCTAAGAAGAGTAGGCAATATGGTGGAGTGTTCTTTCACCAACGGTCGGTGGGGAACAATCTCATTTTATGGGAGCGGCAATCCTAAATTTACCCGAAAAAACCACGCAAAACGAATGGATATTCTGCCTCGTCAAAAAATTCCATTAGGATTTCAAGCTACAGTCCCTATTATGTTACCTTTTTATAGTGATGATGGGGAAAACATTGCATCGGTATATGTAGCCCATAAAGGGGACAGCAATTATATCGAGCTACGCTTTAACGGCAACGTACCAACGGCAGATCTCGACCACATGAGAATGCCTGTGATCACTTGGATAACAAACGACCCATTCCCCGAAACTCTACCATAAGGAATAATAATGACAACCAAACAACCAAACAAACAAACGAAACGTATTATGTTTAAACAAGCTCCACTTCCATTTGTCGGTCAAAAGCGGATGTTTTTAAAACACTTTGAGGAAGTGCTAAACGCTAATATTAAGAACGATGGCGAGGGATGGACTATCATTGATACATTTGGCGGAAGCGGTTTATTAAGCCACGTTGCTAAACAACTCAAGCCTAAAGCTCGCGTAATTTATAACGACTTTGATGGGTATGCTGAGCGATTGTCTCATATAGACGACATTAACGCGCTTCGTGCGCAGCTTTACGCGGTAGTCGGTAACGCTACGCAAAAAAACAAAAGATTAACGAAGGAATGTAAAGCAGAATGCGTCAAAATCATTCAGAATTTCAAAGGCTATATTGACCTAAATTGTCTAGCTAGCTGGCTTCTATTTAGCGGCCAACAAGTGGCAACATTAGACGACTTATTTCAGAACGATTTTTGGCATTGTGTTAGACAGTCAGATTATCCGAAAGCGGATGGATATTTAGAAGGGCTTGAGATTACGCACGAGTCATTCCACACGCTTTTACCTAAATTTAGCAGCGACCCTAAAGCGTTATTTGTGTTAGATCCACCGTATTTATGCACCCGCCAGGAAAGCTATAAACAGGCGACGTATTTTGATTTAATCGACTTCCTCCGGTTAATAAATATCACACGCCCACCTTATATATTCTTTAGCTCAACAAAGAGTGAATTTGTTCGCTTTATTGAGTATATGGTCGAAGATAAGGTTGATAATTGGGAGGCTTTTTACAACTCTGAGCGCGTTGTTGTTAAGGCTTCAGCAAGTTATTCCGGGAAGTACGAAGATAACATGGTCTATAAGTTTTAATGTTTGAAATTTAAACGCCCTTTAATGATGATTTAAAGGGCGTTTTTATTTCTCAAAATTATTGGATTTTAACCGCTAAAAATGAGAAACTTGCGATATTTTAAAATTCTCACTTTTAGCGGTTACGTTTCTCAAAATTCGCGAACGGCAACAGAGATATTGTCGCAAGGTGTTCGTATTATAAGAATGCCTTCAAATGGGGGAGAGCAAGAAGCGGTTTGTCTTCCTCTTCATTATTTAAATGGCTGGCTTTTTGGTGTAAAGCCTTCAAAAGTTAAACCTGAAATTAAAGCGAAACTGATCGAATACCAAAAAGAATGTTACGAAGTGTTATGGGATTATTGGACGCTCGGCGTAGCAAAATGGAAAGATATTCGCCAGCAACGTGAAATACTGGAAGAAAATGAAGCAGAATCCCAAAAGCGTGGTAGTGAGGCAGGGCGAGCTTACAGCGTAGAAAGGTAGAGAAACACAATTATAATGAAGGCATGCAACGCTTAAATAAAATGGAGCAACTTAATTTCGTATTTTAATTTGACAGCCCTATAATTGGATAGTACCTTAGAACGTGAAAGCTTTGGTTTGTTGCAAAAGATCTTTGCGACACCTTGGGCATTAAAAACTCAAGTCAAGCCTTGATTTGTCTCTTTATGTGATAAAAAAGGCAGCGTCCGTCATAATAGGTGTAATGCTACCATAAATAGGTAAGATTTGACCGCGCTTTTTTATAGTTTGCCTAAAATGCATTTTTGTTTTATTATTCCCGCAAATATAATTACTTTTCCTATAACGCAGAATGAAGAAACTTAGAAACTTTGTGAAAAAAACGGTTGCAACAACATTGCTTACCGGGCTTTTGGGTTCAGGTTCGGCAACGGCAAATGCTCCATGGCAGTCTGTTCAGGATGATGCAGGTTGCGTTCACCAGTTAGTAAAAAGTGATGCGAAAGCTGATGATGTGTTTGTTGCACTGGTAAAACTTTCGCATTCTGTGGAAAAAACGACAGGTGCATTAAAAGCAGTTAAATTTAAACTTAAAGATAGTAAATTTAATACATTATTAATGTTACGCCAGTTATTGGATTTCACTTCATCTTTACTGATTAGTAAATATGAGCAAGAGATCTTCTTTAAATATCGCACACAGTATCGCGCTTATTCTAATGCCGTGGCACAGTTAGATTTAGCTATTTTCAAAATTCGTGAACGTAGAGGTTTGGTAAAGGTAGCACAATTTGCTGATCTAAATTTAACTCAAGCTGAATATGATGATATTTCTGAAGCGGCTAAACTAAGAAGCGAATATTACAATGCGAATCACGCTTAATGCTGATTTAGTTCATTTCCCACATATTAACAAAATTGCGCAAGGTTTAGCAATTTTTGAAATGTCAGGGCAACAAGTTTATCCTGAATTTCTTGGGCATTATGGTGATTTGAATAATTCATCTGCCGCACGCGATAGCCAATTACGTAAACTACACATTGCATTGTCTAAAACCGATTTTGAATTGCGTACATGGCAAAATTGCCGTGGGTTTAACCGGACTTGTGATAATTTTCTGATTTATGTGAAACATTATATGTATGATGATTATTTTCAGATACTTGATATAGTGACACCCGATGCACATAAAAATATTGATAAGTTTATTGCGGTATTGGTTGAGAAGGCAGAAGCGTTTTATCAACTAAATCGCGAACAATTAGATAAGCTACCCTTCTACAGTTGTAAGTTAAAACTCCTAGATGAACATCTTCATCTGGATAAGAAATAATAACTCAAACCCCGTTTACAAGACGGGGTTTTTACTTTATATTGTGTTCCAAGGCTCGTAACCTTACCAAAAGCGGAAGTCCGCACCCGAAAGCATAGCGGTTTTTTTATGCGTAAAATTTGTGATCTCGTTTAGTTTTATTGCCATTAAGACTTAACACGCATAAATCCAATTTCATCTATGCCGAGTGGGCGGAGAATACAACACCCGAAAGGGGAATAATCCCGGCCGACTTTTGGCGGTTTACGAACCACTCGGCGCCCTATTATGGGTAAACATCGTAAATATCCAAAAGGAGTCAGAAATGGCTAATCAAATCTCAACTCAAACAATTTCATTCAACAATCAGTCATTAATTACCGTTGAACAAAATGGCAATCACTATGTTGCTATGAAACCAATTTGTGAAAATATTGGTCTTGCATGGGAACCTCAAGTATTACGTATCAAACGTGATGAAGTTCTTTCTCAAGGTATGATCGTTATGATCATACCTACTAATGGCGGCAACCAAAATATGATTTGCCTACCAATCGAATATTTAAACGGCTGGTTATTTGGTATTGATATTAATCGTTGTAAACCAGAAATCCGTGACACATTAATCAAATACAAAAAAGAGTGTTATCAAGCGTTACATGATTATTGGTTTAATGGTAAAGCAGAACGTAAAACCACGGTAGATGATCGCACGGGCCTACGCAATGCCGTGAATATGCTAGTGAGCAAGAAAGGATTAATTTATTCTGACGCTTACCATTTAATTCACCAACGCTTTAATGTGGAATCAATTGAAGATCTAACTTTTGAGCAATTACCGAAAGCGGTTGAGTATGTTCACAGAATCGTGCTTGAGGGAGAGTTGATTACAACGCCTAAAAAAGATGAGTGCTTTAATTTTGAATTTACCGAGCATGAACTCCAACAGCTTGTTTGGGCGTGGTTTGCTTTATTGCGCGGCACCGAGCTTTGCCAAATACTTCACCCGGCATTAAAAAAAATTGGTTCGCACTACGCCGCCTCCGTTTATGGCGTGGCTTACGAATATCGTAGCACTCTCCGTCAGGAACATAACGTATTAACACGCATTACGGAACAATTTGAATGCGAGCAAGGTAATAACTGGCGCGTATTAAAACACCTTCGAACCTACAACCCTAAAGCAACAGGATTTCAGCTAGATATTCTATAAAACACCACAAAATACGAAACCAAGGTCTTGATACTTAATCAGTGTTTTATTAGTATCTACTCATACTTAATTAGTAAGGAGTGATAATTATGACTGTAAGATTTATATCATTCATTGTAAAAATATTATTATTTTTGACAGTATGCTTAACTCCATTGTTTTTATTTACTAAACCTTGGGGTGTTTATGTATTTTGCGTTGTCATGATTACGCTCATTGCTTGGTGTTTGCGTATTATCTTTGATAGCAAACTGACAAAGCAGCAAAAAATAGATAGACTATTTGGTAATACATATTAGTCGGATTTAATTCAACAAAGCTCGCCTTTTGGCGGGCTTTTTTTATGGGATAAATTTACAAAATGGCATCTACGGTATCTGATTTATTAGTCCGCCTAGGCGTTGACGATGCAAAATTTAGAAGTGGCTTAAATGTCGCAGAGGCTCGCGCTAAAAGTTTTTCAATTCGTACAACCCAATATTTGAAGAACATCGAAAATGCCGCTAACTCGATAGAAAAAATCAATTATCGATTGTTTAATTTTTCGGTGGCTAGTGTTGGTCTTGGCACATTAAAAAACTATGTTGATGGCTATACCGAGGTAAAAAACAAGTTAGCACTGGTGGAAAGTGCATCATTTAGCAGCCAGCGCGGGTTACAGTCACTCTTTGATATATCATTAAAGACCAACCAGAGCTTAGAGGCGACATCAAGCATTTATCAACGTTTTGCGCAAAATGCGCAGGCATTGGGGATTAATCAAGCGCGTGTCGCAAGCCTGACCGAAACAGTATCTAAAGCGGTTGCTATCTCCGGTGCAAGTGCGGCATCAGCACAAGCGGCCTTAATGCAGTTTGGGCAATCCTTGGCAAGTGGCGTTTTCCGCGGGCAGGAATTTAACTCAGTGATGGAACAAACTCCTGGGCTTGCACAAGCAATAGCTAAAGGGCTTGGTGTATCAGTTGGTGAGCTGCGTAACATGGCTAATGCCGGTAAGCTCACAACGGATGTTATTATCCCTGCTCTTGAGCGTGTAAAAGGCAGTGTTGACGAGCAATTTAATACACGTGTCGTTACAATTAGCATGGCATTCGAAAACTTACGCACATCCACTACAAAATGGATTGGTGAGTTAGATCAAGCCACCGGCGCAAGTCAGGGATTTGCTACGGTAATCAGCGGCATGGCGGATCATTTAACCGTTGCGACAAGTGCGCTTGGTGGATTTGCTGCCGTCTTGAGTATAAACAAGTTACGCGCATTTATTGCTGCCGGTAACGAGCAAGCCGCATTGGCAATTAATGTTGCTCGTGCGGAAAATGTAAAAACTGCCGCGCTACGCGAACAAGCCCAGGCGGAAATGAGTTTAATCCAAATCAAACTCACCCACACACGCACCGAATCGGAACTGTTAGCAATACAACAACAAGCCGAAGTGCAATCCCGAAAATTGACGGCAGCAATCATGGCTGAATCTAATGCACGGCGCAATCTTGATCTTGTAACAAAACGTGCTACCGCTGGTGGAAGATTGTTTAGTAATGCTCTTGGTTTCGTTGGCGGCCCGATTGGATTAGTAACAATCGGACTAACCGCTGCTGCTGGCGCTCTGATTGAATATCGCCAAAAAACGGAGCAGGCAAAACAGGAATCTTTAGCCTTTGCTGATTCGTTGGATATTACAAGCGACTCATTACGCACCGTTACGGCAGATATGCTGTCATCAATGCGCACCAAACTTGAGCGATCTATTGAGACGCAAAAAGCTGTTATTACAGAGCTGAAAGCAGAAACAAACAAGCTCGAACAACAAGTTAAAATCCAAATTGATGGAATGAACTCACAGGGATTGCAAAATAATCAACACGCAATCGAGAGATACAAAAAGTTAATTGGAGACTTGTCGATCAAAAAAGGTGAGTTAGCGGAAGCGAATGAGAAACTTGAAAAATCAGAACGCGATTTACTCACAATTGATTCTGGAAAATCTATCGCCGAATTTAACACCAAACTAAAAGAGTTATTGCCAACAGTTGATTTATCAAAAATTAATATTGATAAATTAGGGCTATCTGTTGAGGATTTTAACCGTTTAGTCCCTAATGCAGAAAGTGGTGCTAATAGCATATCAAGCACTGTACAGCGTATGGGGGCAATGGCGCTTATCGTAGCTAGCAACTTTGATGCTCTAGGGTTATCTGTTAAAAACGCATTGAGCGATAAAGCGCAAAAGATTATTGATCGTAATAATCGCCAAATTGCGATTAATCGAGAAAAAGACCCGAAAAAGAAACGTCGACTGGAGGCGGAAGATCAGGCTATTAATAGTGGGTTTGATCCTAATAGCACGGATTTTTCCGCCGTGGCCGACTCTTTTTACAATGCGTTGGGGTCTAAAAAAACAAAAGGCAGTGGCGGGAAGAGCGAGCGGGCCCGCGATAGCTGGCTGAATTTTTACGACGAGATCCGTAAAAAAAGCACATCATCGCTGAATGAGATTAATCTCGAGCAAGATCAGATGATGCGCCGCTTAAACGAACATCTGAAAAAAGGCGTAGTATCTCATCAAGAGTACGAGATCGCAAAAACCGCTATTACCGAACGTTTTGAAAAACAACGATTGGAATTATCCGGCAAGTATGCACCGAATAAGCTGTTAAAGTCCGAATTAAAAGATGAACTTACAGCAATCCAAGAGCTTTACGCCGCCGGGCAACTGACGAAGGGCGAAAGCGACAATGCGCAACTCAAAGCAAAATTTGAGTACGCGCAACAAGTATCACAAAACGCCGTAAGTCCTCAAGATCAAGTGCTGGCAATTTACGACCCAACACAAGAACTTAAAAACAAACAAGCGCAGGAATTGGCACAACTCCAAGCTTTTAATGAGCAAAAACTTATTACCGAGGAGGAGTTTCAGCGACGCCGACAGGAAATCATTGATAAATATAAAAACGATGAATTTCAACGGGATATAGCGAACTATGCTACTGGGCTAAACGACCTCGGAAGTGCGTTTGATGGGCTGGCATCGATGGTGGAACAATCCGCCGGCAAACAATCCGCCGCGTATAAAGCGATGTTTGCTATCTCAAAGGCGTTTGCGATTGCCGAAGCAACGGTAAAACTGTCTCAAGCCATAGCGCAAGCAATGGCTGATCCGTCTGCACTTACACCTGCGCAAAAATTTGCGAACATGGCAGCCGTGGCGAGTGCCGGGGTTAACTTAATCTCACAAATTACCAGCGTTGCGGCGTTTGCTACCGGCGGACATGTACAAGGACCGGGAACGGGTACAAGCGACTCAATCCCTGCTTGGTTATCCAATAACGAGTTTGTGATGACCTCCCGCACCGTGGATCACTACGGGCTGGCGTTTATGAATGCGTTAAATCAACGCCGATTGCCGAGATTCGCCAACGGCGGGCGCGTTGGCGGTGGTGGCTCGCCGAGTTATCCAGGAATTAGCAGCAATGGTGGTGAGGGTGATCATAATGAGATCAGTATCACAATCAATATTGCTAAAGATGGCAAAGAGGATGTAACGGTAGAGCAACAGATCGCGCAAAGTAAAGCGTTATCCGACGCAATCACGGTAAAAGTGCTGGAAGTAATGCGCAAGCAACGCGGACGCGATGGCGGGCTTTTGAATTAGAGGTAAATTGTGGCATTGAGAAAAATTAATTTTTGCCCGAAACCCGGGTACACAGTTGAAAGCGAGCCGCGCCGGAAAGTCAATAAATTCGGCGACGGCTACGAACAGCGGATGGTTGACGGGTTGAATCCGCTATTGCGTAAATTTAGCCTGACTTACAAGCTCAATCATAAAAGTGCGGTCGAATTAGACCGCTTTTTTATGGAGCATAGCGGGGTAACTCCGTTTTTATTTAAAGAGTATGAGGGCGGTGCATTAATCAAGGCGGTTTGTCCTAAATGGTCTAAAACTGTAGATAAAAAATACACCGAAATTAGCTGCACTTTTGAAGAGGTGATGTAATGCCAAAAGATACTCCGAATAAAATGTTGTCGGAATTATCCAAACTCGAGCAAGGCGCACTGATTGAATTATGGGAAATTGATTTAAGTAAAATCCCATCTAATAGCTCGCCCGATAAAAAAGGCGAAATATACCGTTTTCATAACGGATTAACGCAGGGGGGCAAAAACCTTATCTGGCAAGGTAATGAATACGTCGCATACCCAATAAATGCTGAGGGCTTTGAGTTATCAAGCAGTGGGCCAAGTAATCGTCCTACACTTACGCTATCCAATCTTTATGGGTTGGTAACGGGTATTGTTGCGGATTTTGGGCATGGGATTGGCGGTAAAGTCGTACGACGTCAGGTTTACGCGAAGTTTTTAGACTCGGTAAATTTTGACGGAGGTAACCCAAACGCCGACCCGATGCAGGAAGCGGTGAGTTTGTATGTTATCGAACAGTTAAAATCTCTTGATGATGTTACGGCAACATTCGAGCTGGCATTGCCGATTGAGACTGACGGCGCACGAATTCCTCTATTGATGATTACATCTGATACTTGTATTTGGCAATATAGATCTTCTCAGTGCGGTTACACGGGCGGACCGGTGGCGGACGAATACGACAAGCCGACCACAGATCCTAAAAAAGATAAATGCTCACACTGTTTGCGCGGGTGTAAATTACGCTGGGGAAAAAATGCGGTATTGCCGTTCGGTGGTTTCCCGAGCACAACACAATTTGGTAATTAATATGATTGATTTTGAGTTGAAACAGGCAATATTAGCCCATGCCACGAGATGTCACCCGCAGGAATCTTGCGGGTTTGTTTTATCTGTGCGTGGGGATTTGTATTATTACCCGTGTACTAATGTTGCTTCCGATCCGGTAAATTTTTTCGAAATTGCACCGGAAGAATTTATCAGAGCCGAAGAGCAAGGCGAGATTGTTGTGCTGGTGCACTCCCACCCAGACAGCGACTATATGTTCGGATTGCCTTATTTATCTGCATCAGATCGCGCCTGCCAAGTGCGATTAGGTTTGGATTTTTGGCTCGTGGTTGACGGTGACATTAAGTGTTTTCGCAATGTCCCGCCATTAATCGGGCGGCAGTTTGAAAACAACAAACAAGACTGCCGGAATATCGTATTAGACAGTTATATGCTTGCAGGGATTGATCTGCCGGACAACTCAAAGTATCCGTTTGAGTGGTTTGAAACAGAGAATCTTTATGAAGATGGGCTATTACGGTGTGGTTTTTACAGGGTGATGCATGAAGCAGATATACAGATCGGCGATGTTGTCTTAATTCAAGTCGGCAGTAAAGTGGCGAATCATGCCGGGGTGTATCTTGGCAATCAAATGATGTTACATCATAGTCAAGATAGGCTATCTGCTCGCGTGCCTTATGATGGTTTTTGGCTTAATAACACACACTCTGTTTGGAGACACAAAGAATGGTACAAGTTAAATTTTACGGCGATCTTAAACGATTTGTGCATGAGCCGGTAGAACTTGAGGTTGATTCTTTTTCTGAGTTAATGAGCGGGCTTTTAACCCAAATTAAGGGATTGCGCGAGCATCTCAAAAAAGGTTGCTATAAAGTTAGAATCGGGAAAAACACTTATCTTGAGGAAAGTCAAGTTAAAGCCGACATAGACTTTAAGGCTGATTGCACTATCCATTTTACCCCGGTAATTGCTGGCGCCGGAAAAGGGGTTGGAATTGGCCAAATAATAGTTGGTGTAGTACTGATTGCTGCGTCTTGGTATGCTGGTGGTGCTGCCGGTTGGTCTTATTTGGGGGCGCAGGGTTTTGCAGGTGCCACAATGGCATTCACCGTTGGTGCATCACTAATCGTTAGTGGTGCAATATCGCTTTTGACACCTACGCCAAGTATGGGTGATCAGAAAATAAAAGAGGGCGAGAAAAATCAAAGTACATCATTTAGTAATCTTAAAAATCTAACCCCACAAGGGCGACCTATACCGTTACTTTACGGGCGTATGATGACAAGTCTTGTTTTAGTATCGCAAGGCGCCGAAGCGTACGACGATGCACCTGAGTCCGATAACACGCAAACTGGTGGGACTGGCAAAAGAAGAAAATTAAAACGTAATTAACAGACCGCACTTTTATGTGCGGTTTTTTTATTGGGGTAAATATGGGCGGTAAAAAAGGTGGCGTCGGCGGACATACTCCGGTAGAAGCGCCGGATTCTTTGCTATCATCACAGCGATTAAGCGCAATTGGAATTATATCACTCGGACCAATCAAGGGGCCGGTGAATAAGTGGAAATCAACTTATTTAGACAATACACCAATCCAAAACGCGAGCGGTAAGGATGATAATGACGTAGATAGTTTTAATTTTACAAACATGGAAATCCAGTACACGCTAGGAACTCAAGATCAGTTACCAATGACCGGGTTTGATAGCAGCCAGCGTGAAGTGCCTATTGGTATTGAAGTAAAAAAAGAACTCCCAATCACTCGTTCAATTATCGATCCTGATGTTGATCGATTACGTGTGACAATTGGTGTTAATGCATTATTTAGCCAAAATGATCAAGGTGACACAAACGGAGCGTCTGTAGAGTTTGAAATTTTAATAAACGGTAATCTTTACAAAAGTTACTCCATCAACGGCAAATCATCCTCCCGTTTTTACCGCAGTTACATTATCGATGAGTTACCCCCTAAGCCGTTTAATGTCACCGTTAGACGGGTTACAGCGGACTCAAAAAGCCAACGCTTACAAAATGCTATCGTTTGGAGTAGTTACACGGAGATTATCGACGCAAAACTGTCATATCCAAACATTGCAATGATCGGCATTAAAACCGACTCACGACACACCCCTAATTTCCCAAATGTAAATTCGCTTCTGGATGGCCGTATTATCAGCGTGCCGTCCACTTACGATCCTGAAACACGCACTTATGCGCCAGGCATTTGGCGCGGCGACTTTAAAAAAGCATGGACGGAAAACCCAGCTTGGATTTTTTACGATTTAGCAACCAATCCCGATGTAGGGATCGGTAAAAGAATCAGCGAGTACGGGCTTAATAAATTCCAGCTTTATCAAATTGCGCAGTATTGTGACGAGCTTGTACCTGACGGCTATGGAGGCAAAGAACCTCGTATGACGGCTGGTATTTGGATCACTGAACAGCGATCGGCGTATGAAGTATTAAACGATATGTCATCCGTTTTCCGTGCTATTGTAGCCTGGAATGGAATGCAGATGCTGGCAATCCAAGATCGCCCAACCGATCCGGTGTGTACTTACTCTCAAGCAAACGTAATCGACGGTAAATTTGCTCGTCAATATGTCCCGCTGAAATCCATTTACACCGCTGTTGAGGTAGAGTATGCCGACAAAAACAACATGTATCAAAAAGCTATTGAGTATGTTGTTGATGATGAGATGGTGGCTCGTTACGGCTACAACGTTAAAAAAATCACTGCGTTTGCCTGTACATCACGCGGACAGGCGCGCCGCTACGGGAAATGGGTGCTTGTCACATCTAAATTAGAGCAATGCACCATTACATTTACCGTTGGGCGCGAGGGGTTACACCACTTGCCAGGCGATATAATCGAAGTTGCGGACAATAGTTGGGCTAAAACAAACCTAGGCGGGCGCGTTATAGCAATTAATCGAAGTGCGGTCGAATTAGACCGCAAAATCAAAATTGAGGGAGACAGCTATCTTTCCTACGTTGTGAGAGATAACAACGGACAGCGCACAGAACGGGTTAAAATCCTAAGTGTCGCTGGAAATGTTGTTAATTTGGAGAGCGTACCGGAAAACTTAAACCCTGACGACAACTGGGCACTACAAACGCCGTTAGTGCGCACGGAATTATACCGTGCTATCGGCATCTCTGAAAACGACGGCAATTATACGATCACGGCGTTACAACATGAGCCGCAAAAACAAGCGATTGTTGATAACTCGGCAAGTTTTGAGTCTCGTAATACAACGTTACATCAAGCCGGGGTGTCGGCAGTAAGCGACGCCGAAGTAAACGCGGACGGCAGCGGAATCTCATTGAGTTTTAAGCCGCCGGCAAACTTTGTCGGTCAAGGTCTTAAATATCAAGTAAAACTCTATCGTAACAGTAATTTATTTAACGTTTACGACGATTTGGATCAGCCGTCTATCGCGTTTAGCGACTTGCCAGACGGCGACTATATCGCCGAAATTCGCGCGAAAAACCTTGCCGGGCAACTGTCTGAACCGATTACAAAGAGCTTTAGTATCAATTTTGATATTAAAGAGCTTGTCACTGTAAGTAAGGTGATGGGGATCGATCTTAACTGGCGTAACCCGATTTTTGCGAACACGAATGCCGCAATCGAAATCTGGGTTAGTCAAGACGACAATTTCCAACATGCTCGGAAACTTGTCACTCTCGCATACCCGACCAATAGTTACAGTTACACCGGCTTGGGTGCTGCTGAAACGTACTATTTTTGGGCGCGCATGGTGAGTAAAGATGTTGCGGGGAAATTTACGGATGCGGTCGAGGGCGTAACAGAGCGCGATGCAACAAAGATTGTTGATTATATCCACGGACAGATTAACAAAAGCGCATTGACGCAAGAGTTAATCAATGAGATCAGCGGTAAATCCGAAGCGGCGGAAGCGGCGAAAGATATTGCGGAAAGAGCTATTGCGCAAATCCAACAGGAAGCGGTGACGCGCGGAACGCAAATCAGCGAGCTTAAAACAGTTGATGAGCAACAAGCGCAACGCATTACAACTGCAACGGCCAAAGCGGAATCTGCATTATCCGGCATAACCGCTGAACAAAAAGCACGAGCGGACGGAGATAAGGCGGAAGCTCAAGCTAGACAAGCGCTAGCGGGCAGGGTGGCTAACGCGGAAGGCTCAATCGCAAATATCCGCACTGCCAAAGCGGACAAGTCCGAGGTTGCCAGCATTGCTCAACAAAGTTTGCGCGCCACATGGCAAGCAGACGCGCAAGCCAAAGCAGATAAAGCAAAAACGGACGCAGTGGCCCAAAGCAAAGCGGAGATTGATGTAGTGAGCCGCACGGTTGCAGGCGTTAATAACAAGTTGTCGGCAACGCACACCATTAAAACGCAAGTGGTCGGTGGTGGTCGTACCGCAATTGCGGGAATTGCCCTTGGCGCGTCAAGTGATGGCAAAACCGCTGAAAGCTCTGTGATTGTGATGGCTGATAAGTTTGGAGTTGTCAAAAATGCTGCTGACGGCACAGTTCAAAATGTTTTTACAATCGCAGATGGCAATACTGCGCTAAGCGGCAATATTGCTGTTAAAGGTGATGTGTTGGGTAGTCGCTTTATCGGTGGAGAGATTGATATAAGCGGGAAAGACGGTGTGCTTAAAGTTGGGCGGACAGGCTCATTTTTGATGCGCGCGAGTAATCAAAACCGTGGTCTGGTGATGAATAACGACCAGATAATTGTTTATGACGAAAGAGGCGTTGTTAGGGTTAAGATTGGAAGACTATTATGAGTTACGGTTTGTGGATTGATGGCAAGAATGACAATTCCGATGTCGCCATGCTTGTAAAAATCATCCCCACTCCAGTAGGCTCTGCGGGTGAATATGTTGCTCCTGAGCTACCATTGGACGTGCGGGATAAGTATCGTCAGTTTTTTACACTCCTGTACAGCGATACGCAGTATGGTAAGTCTGATTTCCTGAGCCCGGGAAATCAAGGTGAGATTGATATTGTTGTTGCTCGCGCTGATGTTTTGCCCGTAAAAGGGCGGGAAAATGCACCAAGAGTACAATGGCAAACAGCCAGAAACGTGAGTGATGTCTGGTGTTACGAAGCAAGTGTTGTGGCTATATTGCTATGGAGGGAAAAGGTAGCATGAGTTATGGTATTTTTTCTGATACTCTACCACTGTTTGTTGGCGAAGAGCAGGTGTTAGTCTTTGAGAAAATGCTTAGTTACAACGCTATATCAGATAGGTTTAAAACAAAATCTCCCGCGGCCAGATACTATAAAGAGATAAAAATATCACCACCATGGGAATATCCCTTTGTTTTTGTTGATCACAGTTATATACCATCTATTTATGGTGGCTGGACTGGCGGCGGCACAGGCAATGGTGGCGGAATAAATATATCTGATGTTGTGTTTTTTGGCACATACACGGACTCTCAAGTAGTTTATAGGCCTGATGGGTGGTACTTAATTGTTTTTAAACCCGATGGAGACAATAGTAGTTATAACGCTAATTATTATGTTTTTAAATCACTAGACCAGGTAACAAACAAAAGACAAGAACCGTATGGGGTAAACATCTATTCCACCTCTGGAAAGCTACTTTATCATAGCGGGTGGGGTATTGTTCGGCTAAACACCGCTATAAATGTAACCGCCGAAATATTTAGAGGACAGCCTCGTGGGCCGAATGGCCGAGGAACGTTATGTCTTGGGCTTGGTGATGGTAATTTACCAAGAGACATCCTGGCAATTGAAGGAAAGAAAATTAATGTAGGTCCAAATAAATTAGTATCTGTCGGGTATGTGCGAAAGTTTACTCGTTTCATGCGCAGGACTGGATATGACCCGTCGGCAGCATACTCTACAGCCGTTATTTCAGGGGGCTTTTTGTTCGAAAGTATAAGCTATGCTACACCTGGCATTAATACGGATTTTGAGCCTAGAATGTACGCTGAAAATGTTGGTGCTGTCTTAAATCCGATAATGATTATTGAAAAACCTAAAGTTTAATAAGGTAAGGTTAAAAATGAAATTTATAGAAAAACAAGTAGAGGATAACTACACCGGCGCAACCTGCAGTTGTCATGTGCCAACGGTAATCAATATTGATTATGCTAATAAAACAACAGCCGTTGTTGTAGCCTCTTACGTATCAAGCAAAATGAATGCAGATGGCAAATCACAGCTATCATCCAATACTTTTACATTTCAGGGCGTCCCGCCATATAGCGCAATCCCTTATGATTGGGTGTTATCCCAACTTACCGAAAAGCAACCCGAGGATTTTGAACCGGAAGAGTACAGTAACTTTATCAATCCGTACTTGTTTGCCGGTGGAAAAATCAAAGAGCTAGCAGCATAAACAAGACGAATGACAAACAAGCCCCATTGTGGGGCTTTTTTATTGGAGTAAATATGGAGCAAATTAATCTAGAAATGGTTCGTGGAGATGACGACGGTTTTGTTTTTGAGGTCGTCGAAGATACCGAACAACAAAGTGCGGTAGATTTTACCGAGTGTAGACTTGATTTACATATCAAGCCTAAGCGTGGTGAAGTAATTAAATTATCATCTACTACAGGCGAAATTGTGGTCGAGAATAACTTAATTATTGTTAACGTGCCACACGGCAAAACCGAATCAGTCAAGTGGGAATCAGCGCCTTACGACTTACAATGTATTGATAAAAACGGCAAAGTGCGAACACTCGTGGGCGGTGAATTTGTTTTAATTATTGATGTAACGGTGGTAGAAAATGAATAAATTTGGCTATTTAAAAGCTTATAAGGTAAAGGTTTTACCTATTAAATATTTAATTATGAAAGGCGAAACCACTCATCAAGATAACGGAAAAGAAACCAACCTTGATGAGCAATTAAATGAAATTTATCAACAAACCAAAGCGGAGGTTAAAAATGGAACAAACGAATCCTAG